TATCGGCGGTTACAGCATAATTAGTTGGTCTTGTGATAATCTCACTAAACGGATCTATCTCAGTGAAGTCAATAATATCATCGCCTTCTTCTTCAAAGAATACGTTCTTTGCGATTGGATCTTTTTCTAGTAGTTTATTAAGATTGTTAACTTCAAGATCTTCAGTGTTTAAAACATCGAAGTGTGTATCTATATCTTCAATTCCGGTGTCGAATCTTTCGTTCGAGTATTCAAACAGTTCACACTTAAGATCAAATACTTGAAGAGCTCCGCTCTGATAGAAAACGCTTTCGTGCTCAACATGAGAGATCTCAAAGAATTTATTATTGAGAGGAAGATATATAAGGTCGCCTTCCTTCGGTCTTATGAGAGTAGTATTCAATCTAGTTGCGTATCTTTCAAAAGTTCTCACCGCAACAGTAAAAGTAACTTGGTCACGAATCTGAAGACCAAACTTACTAAGAAAGTCACCATCTCCCTGAAAACCGTCCACGCTCTTTACGTATACTTCCATTAAGTAAGCCGCATTAAAGATTGAAAGATCGTCTTCATTGAGTATCTGGTCGGTCGCTTCTAACTTTCGAGTAACATAGTAAGTATCAACACCGTAGATCTGTATTGCTTCAATGACTAAGTCGTCAATGAGTTGCTGCTCATTGAAGTATCCATAGTTTTGAAAAAAGACGTTAGTCGCCATTTATCATCCAACGAAATTGTAAACGAGTGGTTGAAGTGAAGTCTTCGCATTTTCTTCCATCTCTTTGCGGTCTGCTTTTGCTTCCGATAGGATCTGTTCGCCGTTGAACTGAACACCTCCGATAAGTTGCATGTTTGTAAACTTAGTTAGGTTTACACCCCACTGCTCGCGTATTAAGATAGACGCATAGTTCTGAAGAAAGCGATCGCTCCATACGTCGGAGTATGTGTTGCCATCAATAATGTCATATCCCTCTATAATGATAAACGACCCAGGATTCAATATGGCCTTATTTACATCTACATATAAACGGTTTACATGGCGATTGTATCTTATGAGAGGGCGGCCTACAAGTATTTCTTGCAGGAACTGTAGGTGAGATAGAGCCATGTAGTAATGCTGAATGTTGTACCCAGTAATGTCTTCTAGGTTGTTCAAAACGAATTGGTATTGAACGTTGAAGAAGCCGGTACCGGTCGAGATAGAAGAGCTAAGATCAAAGATACGAGTGATACCGAGAATGTTTTGTGGTACTTCGATATATCCCTGATCTATCTCTTGTTGTGTTAGAGCATGCTTAAGATATATCATCTGGCTACCATCATAGTGGTAGTCTCTCCAGAATGCTATTGCCTCGTCAATACGATCTTCTATCTGTTCATCAGAAACGTTGATCTGAATGACTGGCGCACCGATCTTTCTAAGAACATAATCTTTGAATTCGCTTCTTGTTGAAGGACGTGCCATGTTTGATCACCCTACTTTTTGATCTATTTATAAAAGAAGATGAACCACATTTTTTGGTTGACATATGTGAAATATCTGATATAATTAGATTTAACATCTATCAAGCCGGTAGTATATACTTACTCGATGCGCTCGATATCTTCTTCGTAGCAGTTCTGTCCATACTGGATCTCAACAATCTTTAGTTCTTCAGAAGAATCGTTAATGAGTTGGTGCCAGTCAGAAACATATATGTTTACAAAGTCGCCTTTCTTTAAAGGCGACAACACTCCGTTTAGTTTGATAGCACCGGTACCATTTGTAACGTACCATAGTTCGTTTCTAAAACTATGTCTCTGAAGACTGAGAGACTTTCCTGGCTCGACTATGAGTTCTTTTACTTTTGTAGAAGGACCGTCCGAGTGTAGGACTCGATAGTATCCCCACTTTCTTTCCGTCTTAGGTGTCTTCCACTCAGTAAGGATCTTACTGCTAGAATTCATCTTATGAGTTCCACCGACTCCAAACACAAACGATAGTCGGCTGTCTACGATACTCATTTCCGGAATATTGCTATCGGTTCTATCACCACCGTTCGCAAAAATGATTTCATCGTGTGGATACTTTCCTAGACACAGCTTAATCGCTTCGGACGCCCCGCCGTCACTATCGTCAAATATCATGACACTATCGACCATATGAAGGCTCTCAACGATCGCAACTCTTTCTGATAGACTCATGAATGGCTGACCCTTTTTACGAGTCAGCCATTCGTCACTATTTACTCCAACTATTAGAATATCTCCGAGTTCTTTTGCTTCATTAAAGTATGCAATATGACCGCTATGAAGGGGATCGAAACCACCAGTTACAAGTACTATCTTCATTCTACATTCCTTTCAAATTTGCATATACCATAAACTGACCCTTATATGGGTTATTAATTCTCCACCACTCTTCATAGGCACGCAAAAAGTTGTTATCGAAAATTTGTTCTGTTACGTCTTTTCCATCTCTTTCATATACACGCAGATGTTCTGTTCCTCTTAAATCTAACAGGTAGTTATCTCTAAATTCTATAAAGTTCTCTATAGAATTTGGAACTCCGACTATGTGATATTCACCAGCTATGTTCTTAACTATTTTTTTGATCATAGAAGAATTTTCTTTAGTGAAGATAAAAGCTTCCCCGCCTTCGCAATCAAATTTTAAGAAATCTATCGTCTCTATGTTATAATCTTTTATTAACGTATCGAACCGAATAGTTGAAAACATACTGCCGGCGTGATGATAGATATAATCTGACCCCGGTTTGATTATGTTGTAGTCGGTATCTACTCCAGATATACCTTTATTTATCAGTGTACACGAAAATATTTCTAGATTTTTTTCCAGCGTTTTGAATACAATGTTTGATGGTTCTAAACAAAATGCGTGTTTAGGTTTAATATCCTTTAGAGAATATATGAAAGAACCAACGTTTGCACCAATATCTACAACGACATCGATTTCTTTTATCTTATATAATAGTTCGTATGTTCTATCGATAAAATTTTCTTTAGTAAATAAGTTTGCATATTCTTTATCTGTTGGACCCCAATCAAAGTTTTCGTAATTCATCTTTACTCCGCGTCAAAAAAGAACATTTGCCACAAGCGAGAATTCTCGTTGTTATATCCGAAGTATCCGGATGCTGCGTGAATCATACCTGCGTCAAATATGACGAGTCTGTTATAGACATTTCCAACTACGTCGACCGGTTCATATGGAGTTTTATCGAGAGTAGTGTGCCCAGAGAAGGTGCTCATGATCTCTGGATGAGAATTGTGACGAATACGTGTTGCCTTATGCGCGTACATTGAAGTACCAGTCTCGAATGGCGCGTCGGGTGTTAGGAATAACATACCAGCATATTTCTGATCGTCGCAGTGATAAACAAGAGCATCTCCTGCATAACATGTCTGGAACCTGCCATTCATACCATGTTGTTCCCATTTTGTAATCTTCATTCCCATGATCTTTTCAAATTCTTCCTTCAGGCCTGGGAATAGAAACTGTTTAAAAGTTCTATTTCCCATATATCCTTTTCCGAAGCCACCCTTATCGAATTCACGAGTTAGAGCATACTGTCTTACTTCATCTGGGTTATGATAGAAATCGTCTACGATCCATACTCTCTTTTTATACGGGCTTATTAGAGAAGAAGGATTTATAACAGCCCTTTCAAATACATCTAAACTATCTTCTTTGACATCTGGCAGAAAGTAGTTCTTTAAGTACTCGCTCTCAAGAATTTCTTTTGGTAGCCCACTAATAGAGTACTTCTTTAAGACGTGATTTTTATTTCCAGAAGGCGGAGTAGATCCTTCTTTCATTTCGTTCTCTGTTAAGAATGTCACGTATGTCTCGTCACGGTATGACTTTATCTCTTTAATGCTGTCTGTTTCATTTCCTCCTAACCACTCGAATGAGTCGTTATAATGGGCCCATACTTGAGACTTCAGGGCTCGCTTTTCAGGCCCACCCATCCAAGAGAAGTGCCATCCAAGATCCTGAATAGCAGCACCGTTTTCCGTAATATAATGAATTGGAAACGGGTTATTTACATTTGAACGTATCTGCGCTGGTGTAGCCCTTTTAAGTTGAGCTTTCGTAGCAAGAAACATTGCGCCGGACCATTGAACCGGTGTGTTACTATCTCTGTGATAAAGACGAAGATCTGCTCTTCCTTCGAGATAAACGAGTGGAACCTTAATGATTATCTCTTGGTTTTCTCGGCAGACACGTGATAGATACGGAATTCCATCCGGCCGAATGATTTCATCAGCATCGCCGTGAATAAAGACAGTATCATCATCAAACGTGTCGAGGACTTTTAGGAGCGCGTCTTTCTGAAGGCGCTCACGAGCTCTTGCTCTTTGCGATTCAATCTTATCACGATTTCCATACGTGTTTTGAATATCAATAGGAAGGATCTCCAACTTGTCGTCGTCCGGTATATCGTGTGCTATATAGATGATCTTATTTGGATCCATCTCAAGTCTGCCTGCGATCTCAGGAAACTGTCTTTCAACTTTATGACCAGCGTGAGTTTTATTTGACTCTGATATAACAAAATAATCTACATGATCCTTAAGTACTTCATATCTCAGCTTAAGTGTTTCTTCTCCGTATGGAGCAAAGAAAGGAAAGAAATCGACTATCATATTATTTGTACCTCTCAAATTATTATAATGACTTGTTGCAGATGTAGATCATCCAACAGCTTCCCCAACCGAGAGGCCACTTTGAATTCAAATATGCATCGTCATACATTTTCTGTTGTGAATCTTCCTGAAGATATTTTATCTTACTTGCATCAAATTTTGATAAGAAGTTGTCTCTAAATTTTTTGAATAAAACTGGCGCATCTTCAAAGCAATCAAGATGCACTTCGACCGCAATGTGTTTAACATTATTTTTTATGAATTCAAGATTTTCTTCTGACAAGATATCATATTCGGCTCCTTCGGCATCTATCTTAAGATAGTCTATATGCGTGATATCATATTCCTTTATGATATCTTTAAACGAACGAATAGGAACGGCCTTATCATATCCTTCGCCAAAAACATTTCTAGTATACATTGGGTCATTCCCTATAACGCAGTTAATAGGAACCAATGGAGATTCTTTTTTATTTATGATATGTGGTGACGCATTGTGTATTACTGTTTTTATGAGTTTAGAATTTCCCTCGATAGAATACACCTTTTTGGCGCCGTTGTCCAGAGCATGACATGTGAACATTCCGTTACATGCACCTATGTCCACTACGATGTCGTTTGGTTGAACTTTATACCACCAATCGTAATCATTTCTTATAAAGAATTCGTGATATAGCGTTGCTACAGTTTCTATAGAATCTATACCATCAAATGATATGTTGTCATTTAGACTATTCATTACGAAATTCTTTCTAGCACTGTGAGACCATTGTTGTTTGTAAGAAACATCTTAAATCTCCAATTTTGATTTTCAATAAGAAACTCTATAATCGCAGGAAGGAGCCCTTGTGTAAGTTGTTTGTTGTCTCCACCTTCATTTTTTAGACCATATGTGTTCGTATCATGAAATGCGATGTACTTTCTTACTTTGTTAGCATGAAGAGATAGTTCTTTCTTTAGTTGTTCATATTCGTGCCATGTGTCTATAAACAAAAGATCTGTCTCCTCAATCTCGACATTAAGAACATCCGCTTCAATGAACTTTGTGTCTTTTCCAGCGGAACTAGCATTATTCATGAGTTCAACTACTTTTTGATCTGTAACGATGTCATAAGAAATTAGTTTTGCGTTAGCTCTCAAGAATGCCCTAGTACTAACTCCAAACCTTACACCCATCTCTGTTATATGATTGCATTCTTTGGCGAGTTCGTATAGAACCGGCAAGTGTTCATGAATGTCACTAGGAGTCGTAGCAGCCGCTGCAAACTCTTTCTCTATCATGTGTTTGAAATCTTTTTGTGGTTGGTCTTCGGAGTATCTAATAGTACCAATCGAAGGAATGTACTTCTTCATTATATCGTTCAAATTTATCATATCATATATCTCGCTCTTAGTGGTTTCTTCTTTTAGTCGAAGAAAGACTGGGTGCATTTCCTCAAATGCTTGATCTTCTCCAATATATTTATAAGTTAGCAGCATAAGATAAAACGCGTCTATTCTTGACGTATCTATTGACATAGCATGCTTTAAAATCTTATCTACGATTGCGAAGCTGTCACCGTGCTCTATTAGAGACTTTGCGGCTGACACTAAAGAATTATAGACCAACTCGTTGTCGTCAGTTCTATCCGCAGCTCTTAAAAAGTATCCGCAGGCGGCAGAGTACTGTTTAAGTACTTCATACTCCTTTCCAAGATCGTAGTTGAACTGCGCGTTTTCTGGATCACTTACATAAGATTTAATCTTTTCTACAAGCATATCAACCTCTCAAAACAAAATCGTCAAATACATTTTTTGGTATTCTTAGTATATATGATGTGTTATCCTCGTACCCATACGATATAAGCACATCGTTCTTATGATAAGCAATACCTGAAACAAACTCAATAGATCCACTCATCATTGTAAAGTCACGAGTGGAACATACTATATTCCAGTCTCTGTCCCAAACTATAATTCTCTGAAAGTATCTTCTTCCGCTATCGTTGTTATTATACATGCATTCGTGAGTAATGCCAATGTAGTAGTCTTCGTTCCAAGGTATGATATGCGAACCACCTCTTAGATCACGAGGGAACCGATACTTTTTAGACTCCTCAAGATGTACGGTGTTAGTCTTTAGAGTTTTAGTATCGAATGAAACTATCTGAGTTGGGTTGGTCCACTTCACCCATTGGAACGGCTTGTCTAGAATAGGCATCCAGTTCTTTTCACAGTAGGTGTCGTCGTTTCCCGGCGCTGGAATTGAAAACCGTTCTACCTCAACCACGCCGTTCTTGGTTATCTCAATCTGTGAAAGATCCATCCTACCCTTACCTTCGAGTATATGATCCCTTCTTACTCCGCAGAGATACTTTTTACCTTCCCATTCTATGAGTCTTCCATCTTCCAACCCAATGTAGAACCAGTTAGGATCCTCATTAAGTTTCATATCAATTCTGTCCGCAGATATAACATTAAGACGATCGTCAAGTCTACATACAACGTTTTCGGACCTGATGTTAATATCACTATCAGGATAAAGATATTTTAAAGGCCCATCTTTATCTGGAAACTTATTACTATAATAAAGAGTATAGTTAGTTTCTCTGAGATTTACAAAGACTCTTTCTTGACTGTCAACAAATACAGACGCGTTTGTTGTCGCCATTCCTTTTGATACAGAGTGAGGTACAACAATAGGATGGATCGATCCGCCATTTGCTAATGCGTACTTTGCTAGACTAGATTGGTAAACATCTTTTAACGGAGTTTCGTTATGATAGTATTGAGACCTATGATTTTCTTTTTTGATCATCATTAGATTTTTCATAGCAGCTTTCTGATGATGTCTAGGGGCATCACTGCTGTTTATAATAGAAAGAAGTATCTCTCTAGATTCCTCTATGAACCCGCTATGAAAACCAGCATGAGCTTTCTGAAGTAAGAGAGAATACTTTCCATCATATGTGGTTTTTCTTCTCAACGATTTTAAACTATCTAAGTCTGGAATGCTTAGCGCGGTAGACACGAGTGAATAGGCAGTAAACCACCTCTCGTCATTCGTTTCGCTGCTCTCAATGAACTTGCTTAGAATTAAATATGCTTCTGGACGCGTTGGCATATGAGATATCGCAAAGTTTAGAAGGCCCTTTGTTGAATATTTCCGTCTTCCCAAAGATTGCATGCATGTTGCTAATCTTATTAGACTCTCATAAGATTTATTTCTATCATCGAATCTTTCTGCCGAGCGTAAGTAATAAGACCCTGCCGATGAGTACTGACCTAAATCCTCATAGTACGAACCGATCATAAAACTAACTTCTGGGTCACTAGGATTAAGAGCGAACATCGTGATCAACTGTTTTATTTCTTCCGTCATATCAAACCTTCGCATTATTTACAAATTTTTCAATAGTCGCATACGGCACTTCGAGTAGATAAGCGGCGTTATCTTGAAACCCAAACGTAATAAGTATTCGTCCTTTATAATGGCACATTCCGCATGTAAATTCGGTATGACCACCCATGATAGTAAAGTCGTCAGAGAACTTCACAATGTTCCAATTCTTATCCCATACGATAAAGCGATGGCGATACACTCCGTCCTTTACCTTCTTTTCTCCCTTAAAAAGATCAACCTCGTGAGTTAACGCAATATAGTAATCACCAAAAGAAATGACTTGTGAACCGCCTCTAGGTTCAGTCAATCCCTTTGGATTTCTATTAAACATTCGAGTGTCGCCTAAAAACACGGTTTCTGCCTTGGCTTTTTCTATATCAGCAAGAACTACTTCTGTCGGGTTACACCACTTAATGTACGTATAATCTTGATCTAGAACCGGCATCCAGTTCTTTTCACAATAAGATGTATCTTCGCCAGGAGCACCGATACGCGTGCGAGATACTTCTATTACTTCATTATCGAGAACCTCTATCTCTGATAATTCCATTCTTCCTTGGCCTGTCGTATTCGTATCCCTACGAACTCCAGTCATGTAGAGTTTTTCGTTCCATTCAACAAGTCTTGCATCCTCAAGACCAACGAATTCCCATATCGGTTCTTTATCAAGTTTTGAAGTGTCTACGTGGTTTACTCGAGTGATGTTATAATTTCCATCCAACTCACAATAAAAATTCTCTGTGCGCAACTTCATATCATCTTCTGGGTGAAGATATGTAAGAGGTCCCCATGGATGGATAAACTTCTTTTTCTCAGAATGATAAAAGAAATAGTTAGTGCATCTTACATTAACTATTAGTTTTCCTTTATGAACAAGAATTGACGGGTTCATAAGCCCGGTGCCGCCGGTGAGCTTTGATGGAACGATCAGTGGATGAATACTTCCACCATCTGTTAACGCTTGTTGTGCTAGAGTTGTAGAAGTTTCGTATCTATACGTTTGTTCTACTTGATGCGCGTCTTTGACGTGTTCAAAAAATGACATGATGTAATCAAATTCCTCATAATATGAATGTAAGTTCTGTCAACTACATTTATTTATCAATGAAATCGGTACTATTAAATCCAACTACCGATAGCAAATACAATCACGCTCGTAGCAGTAGTGTTCGCGCGAGAAATATACACGTTTACGGCCGTTGTAGTAGCACCAGATGAAGACCAACCAGTAACTGTGGTTCCTGGAACAGTAGAGTTAACAGAAACATGAACATATGGTGCTGCAGCAAATGCTATCGGAAAAGTCCATGCCCCTAGTGTCGGTGTGTTTGACGCGGACGGAGTTATTGAAAAGGTATGCCAGCACATCTGAGTTCCGCCAGCAAGACGCACGTAAAAACCATTAGCGTTGTTTCCAGTCTCTACTTCTACCGCCGGACCCGGCGGCAAATAAGCTGAAATCAAATCTGTTGCTAAGACTACCATATTTTAATCCCTTATGCTTGAGCTTCTGACCAACGAAGAAGAACGTGACCCGTGCCAGTACCAGCGGTTAAACGAATATTAATCGCAAGAATGTCAGAGCCGTCTGGATATTGGAAATCTCCTCCTAGTGGAGCACCAGTCAATTCCTTCAGTTCCGTAAGTTCTAGTCTATCGTTCACTGCGCCAGATGCGGTAGAAGGAGCAGCAAACGCAAACACCTGTTCACCTGGTACCGCAACGGTGCCCGCACTATAAGTCACAGAAGTCGCAACCTGCGCGAGACTTGGCTGGCCACCCGCAGATTCTACGTTTAATGGAAGCCACGTCGCTGAAGAGAAATTCTTAGGATTCAACACGCCTTCAACAATACAAGCACCAGGGTTTGTACCACCTGAAACAGATACACCGACTGCTTGTAGAAGAAGCTGAGAACGATTCAATAGATCTCTTACTCCAAGACCACCAACCTGACTGTTTGAAACGGATGGAGCAAGACGAATGAGGAACGCTGTTTGGTTCGCGGTTGTAAGACTCAAACCGACTCTCTGATAGTTAAAGATGTATCCACGGTCCTTAGTAAATCCACCGTCCATGATTAACGCAGAACCCCAGTGACTTAGAGTTGGAGAACACGTATTACTTATTAGAATTACACCAGTGCCGGCCGTATGGCTTGCAGCAGCCGCAGCAGTAAATCCAGTCGAAGTACCTGCTTGCCACTGAGTGAGTGTTGCTGCACGAGTCGCACCGGTAAAGTTACCAGCTCCACTTGCCGCTGACTTACCTGTGTAACTGATAATTTCGTTATCTATGTACAATGTTCCTGCTGTTGGAAAGTGTTCCAGTGCTGCAACTGGAATTGTTGTAACTGAGCTGTCGATCGTAGAAGTTAGAGATGTTACTGGAGTATCGTTTTCGATAGAATAGCGAACCGGGAGGTTACCAGATCTCATATAAGCTTCATCATTCACGTTGTTATTTTTGATACGATGCACGAAAACCCAGTTACCATCACTACCACGAACCATAAAATCAACAAAGCCAGCGCCGTACCACGAATACTGTAGACCGACCATGTGCATCTTACTTAGGTTAATATTAAACCCGCTTGGCCCGGTTCCGTCAATTGTATCAATGTTGAACTGCGACTGCCTAATTCTTGTTTCTTGAATTAAGTTACCCTTTACACCAGAAGCATTGATACCTCTATAATCAGGAGACACAAATATAGAAGTATCACTCACTACTTGTATAACATGGTGAGTCATACCGCGGATAACGATTCTATCGCCTGCTTTTAATTGCTGAGTAAATCTTGTATTTACGCCAGTCACCGCATTTGAGTTTTGCGTAACAGATAGAGTTCCACTTAATTGTGCAGTAGAATTTCTTTTTACTACAGATAAAATACTACCATCATATTCCCAGAATAATCCATTTTGTTCGTCAAACAACCCAGCTCTTACAGCTGCGCCATCCCATGTTATTACATACACCTTTGGCGTGATATTTAACACTGCAGTAGTTGCACCGAGTACACTGGTCGCTAATACTGTAAACTGATAGTCGCTTACGATAGATGCTACTGTATATGTGCCATTATACCCAGAAGTTGTCGATCCTGCTATTTCTATAACTGCGCCGATCTGTAAACCATGATCAATGTCATCAGTTGTAACAGTAATCGTAGAACCGACGGTGGTTCCGGAAGCAGTTATACTCCGAATATCATAGTTTGGTCTAAATAACGTTCCAGTCGACCAAAGAAAACCTTTACCTGATTGATAACGAAAATATCTTTTACTCTGACGAGCAACTGTTGCGCCATATGTTGGAGTTTTAGTTGAAAGAATAACTCCGCCGTCCTGTGGTCTGTGAACAATCGTAGAATTTGTAAACGCATATAAAGTAACGGTCGCTGGAGACACAACAACAGCGCCACCTCGTGCAGTATATGTTAATGATGTTAAACTAGGAACACTCGTAACAACAAACGGCCCAGAAGCAAGCGCAGCCTGAGTACCAGATGCAACGATAGAGTGGATAGCAGTACCAGGAATTAATCCGTGTGGGTTGGTAAAGTTTAAAGTAATTACTGACGGGTTAGCACCATTGCTCGTTGCTGATGCTACTGGTATCGAAGCGCCTGAATAGATTGCTCCACGCTTTAGTGTGGTAGCATCTGTTAGTAATGATTGTCCATTGGTTCCAACTACACCCCTTGCAAAATATGTTAGCGTGCTAGTGTTAGGTACACCCACTGTGTTAACAATAAATGTTCCGTCAGCTCTACTAAATCCTGCAATTCCAGAGTTTAGAGCTGAAATATTAATCGCTTGTCCCGCAGCGATACCGTGCGCGACAGACGTAGTGACTGTAATTAAACTATTTGTTGAAGCACCATCTGTAGTAATAGCAGTTACAACTAAGTCAACACCCGGTAATTCATAAGCGGATGGATAGCCGCGAACAGTTCCATAACCTGCCCATTTTGTCGGCTGTAGACCATATTCAAAGTCAGCATCGATGAGTGATTCGGGATTTGATACGCGCATTCTTTCGATAGCATCAGTACCAAAACTCCAAGGTCTTATAGTAGAGGCAGCGTTTTCGTTACCGTAAACAAAAATTTGAAGAGAATCACTAGCACTCTGACCAGTAGTGCTTACTCCCAATGTTATCGTTGTGAACCCATCTTCTCGCTGTGTGATAGTAGGAAAGTTAGTTGCGTCGTTTGCGGCAGTAAACGTTGCTGTAGTACCACCGTATGTAGAGTTACCAAATGTGTACAGGATAATATTATCTGTAACGTTAGTAATTAGCAGAAGCTGATCTAAAGTATATCTTCCAGGTATTTTTATTGTGCCAACGTTAGCACCGCCAGGAGAAAAAACGTAATCTCTTATAATCTTCTTACCCATAATTTTTCCTTTAGAATCCTAATGCTATAGCGAAAGCTGCAGCTTCATCGCTAGAGCCTCTCGCACCAATATTTGAAATAAATTGCCATGTAGTGCCGTCATAAACAAACTCTACGGTTGTTTGTGGTATGTTAACAGACAGTGTATCATTTATGCCTTCGATAGTCGCGCCGTTAAAGTTAACTAGCAAGTTATTTATTAGCCAACTTCCACCGTCGGTAATCTGCACGGCATGCCCAGGAGAAGGTGAAAATGGCATAGTCACCGTAAAGGACCCGGCCGACGTATCAGCAATGAGTTTATCACCATTCAGCGCCGTGTAGTTACTTGTTATTTTTACCCAGGATTTAACAACACCAACGTTAGGAGAAATAGCATTTTTTAGTGATATTGGCATTAGTTATCTCTCTTTATGTTTTCTACGTCAGCTTTTAGTTTCTTAACTGCTTCAATCAAGATTGCAATAAGTGGAGTATATGTAACTGTCTTTAAACCACTTCCGTTTGTTTTTACAAGCTCTGGCATGATCTTTTCTAGTTCTTGCGCAATCACACCGTAGCTCTTTGTCTTGTTATCTTTCCAATCGAAACTATACGTATTTATTTGTTCTAGAATATCAAAGCTGTTATCGATAGACTTAAAGTTTTCTTTAAATGTTACGTCTGAAAGTGAGTTAAAGTTAGTTGCCGACAGATCTCCGGTCGAAGGATTGAAATATAGTCTAGTCGTAGAAACTTCTGCGAGTTGATTTGAACCAGCGGCTGTTACAAACACCGGGAAAACTGTATCGTCATCTGATACGTCAACCGCGTTGATCGTAGTAGATGGGCCGGTAGGACCTTGTATACCCTGTGAGCCGGTTGTACCTTGCGCTCCTTGAAGACCAATCGCAGTAAATATTTCCCAAGTTGTACCGTCATAAGCAAACTCTACAGAAAAGCCTTTAACGTCCATTGTAATATCATCAGCTATGCCTTCGATAGTGCTTCCGTTTCTTGCGACCGTTAGATTTATAGCTGACCAATCGTTAGCGTCAGCGATTACAACGAACGCTCCTGTGGCGGGTGTAGCTGGGAGTGTAATTGTAAATGTTCCGCCGGCCGTGTTCGTGAGTATTCTATCACCAGAAACCGCAGTGTAATTGGTAGTTCTTAAGATCCAACTAGTAGATCCACCTGAAATACCTTGTGCACCAGTCCCAGACGTTCCTTGAGTTCCGGTAGTTCCTTGAATACCTTGCGATCCAGTCGTACCTTGAAGACCTTGCGATCCAGTAGCACCTTGCGTTCCTGTTGTTCCTTGGGTACCGGTTGTTCCTTGCGTTCCTGTAGTTCCCTGAGTTCCAGTCGTGCCTTGTGTACCGGTAGTACCCTGAGTTCCAGTAATTCCTTGAATACCTTGCGATCCAGTAGTTCCTTGGGTACCGGTTGTTCCTTGTGTACCGATTGTTCCTTGAGTTCCGGTAGTTCCTTGAATACCTTGCGATCCAGTAGTTCCTTGGGTACCGGTTGTTCCTTGTGTACCAGTTGTACCTTGTGTACCAGTTGTACCTTGTGTACCAGTTGCCCCCTGAGTTCCCTGCTCACCTTGAAGACCCTGAGTTCCCTGCTCACCCTGAAGACCCTGAGTTCCCTGCTCACCCTGAAGACCCTGAGTTCCTTGTGTACCTTGAAGACCCTGAGTTCCTTGTGTACCTTGAAGACCCTGAGTTCCCTGTGTTCCCTGAAGACCCTGAGTTCCCTGCTCACCCTGAAGACCCTGAGTTCCCTGCTCACCTTGAAGACCCTGAGTTCCCTGTGTTCCCTGAAGACCTTGAGATCCTGTAGTTCCCTGAGTTCCTGTAGTTCCCTGAGTTCCAGTCGTACCTTGTGTTCCTGTAGTTCCCTGTGTTCCCTGAAGACCTTGAGATCCTGTAGTTCCCTGTGTTCCCTGAAGACCTTGAGATCCAGTTGTACCTTGCGCACCGGTAGTACCTTGAATACCAGTTGTACCTTGTGTTCCCTGCTCACCCTGAAGTCCTTGAGTTCCTTGAGATCCAGTCGTACCTTGAGATCCAGTTGTACCTTGCGTTCCCTGAATACCTTGAGATCCTGTAGTTCCCTGAGTTATCCAGTAGTACCTTGAGATCCAGTAGTACCTTGAGTTCCTTGAATACCTTGTTCACCCTGAGTTCCTTGTGATCCCTGAAGACCTTGAGATCCAGTAGTTCCTTGAACTCCCTGAGTTCCTGTTGTTCCTTGTGATCCAGTCGTGCCTTGAGTTCCCTGAAGACCTTGAGCACCGTCTAATCCGTCTACAGCAGCCGTACCTTGAGATCCTTGAAGACCTTGCGATCCGGTTGTACCCTGAGCTCCCTGTAAATTAGTTGGATCTCCAACCCACGTACCGCTTGAGTTTATTACAGGTCCTATACTTTGTATTGTAACTCCACTTACTATAATATTCGCATCTGGATTAATAGAAAACTCAACACCATTGAGTTCTAATCCAGCGCCTGCTTTGTAAATCTGTGAAGAGCTTATCTGTGAGAAGTTTATGCCAGTGCTTCCAAATGTAATGACTCCTTCTGTGGTCAGTACATAGAGTTCGCCGGCTCCGGTGTTACCTTCTAGGACGTAAAACGCGTCGCCTCTACCTATACTTCCAGAATCGCTTGGGCTGTAAGAATCTGTATCGGTTGAACGAGTAAGAACCCAATCAGTATTTGCAGAACCAGTATCTGTGACTGTATACACGCCGTTATGAGCCGTGTTAGCTTGTTGATATAAAAGAACACGGTTGTCAGTACTTAGCGTAATTCCATCTATAATAAGACCTAGCTGAGTTCCGCCATTCGTTAATGTAGCGCCAACTCCTGATATTCCGTTATCATAAATAGCATTAAGAGAGATTGGTGACTCTACTCTAACTGGGTCGTGATAATGTATAGCCGCAGATACTAGTGTATCTACATACTGTTTTGTGACGGCTTGTAGATTACCAGATGGATCTTGTGCAAGAGTTAAGAAACCACCGGTCATCGTGGTGCTAACATCGGATCTTACGAATTGAAGACTATCCAATCCGTCTAGAGTTGCAGCATCTCCTGCGGTAGATCCTTGTATACCTTGTATACCAAAATTACCTTGAAGACCTTGATCTCCCTGCAGACCCTGAGTTCCCTGCTCACCCTGAAGTCCTTGTGTACCTTGCTCACCCTGAAGTCCTTGTGTACCTTGCTCACCCTGCAGACCCTGAGTTCCCTGCTCACCCTGAAGTCCTTGTGTACCTTGCTCACCCTGAAGACCCTGAGTTCCCTGCTCACCCTGAAGACCCTGAGTTCCCTGCTCACCTTGAAGACCCTGAGTTCCCTGCTCACCTTGAAGACCCTGAGTTCCCTGCTCACCTTGAAGACCCTGAGTTCCTTGTAGAACAAATAGTTCCCATTCAGTAGTATTAACCGCAGGGTCCTGATAAACAGACGTGATGACTTGCTTTGATACATAAGTGTTACCATCAACCGTGCTTACAGCAACAGTATCTTTTACATAGCTAGCCTGCACCCATGATCCAATATAATTTAATACGAGCTCGATGCCTTGGAGACCTTGAATACCTTGTTCGCCTTGAAGACCTTGAGTACCTTGCGTGCCTTGAGTTCCCTGCGTTCCCTGAAGACCTTGTGTTCCTTGAGTGCCCTGCTCACCTTGAGTACCTTGAAGACCTTGTGTTCCCTGAGTTCCCTGCTCGCCTTGAAGACCTTGAGTACCTTGTTCGCCTTGAAGACCTTGAGTACCCTGCTCGCCTTGAAGACCTTGAGTACCTTGAGTACCTTGTTCGCCTTGGATACCTTGGGTACCTTGAGTTCCCTGAAGTCCTTGTTCACCTTGATTGCCTTGGAGTCCTTGTTCACCCTGAGTTCCCTGAAGTCCTTGTTCACCTTGATTGCCTTGGAGTCCTTGTGTTCCCTGTTCTCCTTGAAGACCTTGCGTGCCTTGAAAACCCTGTGTTCCAGTAGTGCCCTGTTCGCCTTGGAGACCCTGAGATCCGACAGTTCCTTGTGTACCCTGGAGACCTTGCGTACCCTGAGAACCTTCTGCTCCGTCTATGGCCGCGGTTCCCTGAATTCCCTGAAATCCAGATGTTCCTTGAAAACCCTGCGTCCCGGTAATACCTTGAATACCTTGTTCGCCTTGGGTTCCCTGAGTACCTTGAATACCTTGTTCGCCTTGGGTTCCCTGTTCACCCTGTGTTCCTTGTAGACCTTGCGATCCATTATTTCCCTGCGTCCCAGTTGTACCTTGTGTACCAGTAGTACCCTGGGTACCTTGTGTTCCCTGAAGACCTTGTGTTCCAATAGTACCTTGGGTTCCAGTCGTTCCTTGAGTTCCGGTTGTGCCTTGAACGCCTTGTGGCCCAGTAGTACCTTGGAAACCTTGAGTGCCCTGCGTTCCTTGAAGACCTTGTTCGCCTTGAAGACCCCGAGTTCCCTGAACACCTTGCGCACCTTGCACGCCCTGTGGTCCAATATCTCCAATATCTCCAGTTCTAGCAAATGTAATGATAATATCTTCGTTATCATTAAAGTTATTAACTGACCCAGATACATACCCACAGTTAACTAAGAAAAACCCTGCTTCTTCTGATATAGATGAAATTGTATAGAGAGCGAATCGTTGAGACGCAGTTCTGTTAGATACTCTAAAGTGTCCTTTAATCGTTGAAGTAGAATCATCGATTGTTCTTAAAAATGATTGAATATCAATACCGTTGTCATCTGTGTCATCGATGAACATTCTAATTGCAGTCGTTATGTCTGCATCATTGAACTTTAATCTTCCGGTGCCTGGGTCAGATTGAATAATGGAAGTGCTATAGGTGTAATCAAACGATGCCCCGCCAAAGTTGCCATCCGTACCTTGTATACCAAAAGTACCCTGTGCACCCTGAGATCCTTGTGTACCTTGCTCACCTTGTATACCAAGAGTACCCTGAAGACCTTGGTCTCCCCGTAGACCTTGCGTGCCTTGAGATCCCTGTGTACCTTGTTCGCCTTGTATACCAAGAGTACCCTGTGTACCCTGAGATCCTTCAACTCCTTGCGTACCTTGCTCACCTTGAAGGCCAGTTGTTCCTTGAACTCCACTCGTCTCTAACCAAAAGCGATTTCCTTCTGTATCAGACGCAAGAACATAGTTATTTGCTTCTGGAACACCGAGATCTGGTTCTGTTTCAGAAAGTTTAATATACTTGTATCTATCCGGAGACACTTCTGTAGGAGGTGTCTTTTTTACTTTACCTGATAAATTCATTCCTGATAAAAATTCTGTCATCTAACTTACACCACTCCGCTATGTTCGCTTGACAGTCTTTCTTCTGCGGCCACCATAACATCAAATACGCCGGACACTTCTGCTCTAACTTGAAGTCTATCGCCATTTGCATTAGATGCCGTTCTCTTAAACAAACTTCTGCCCTGAATAGGAATAAACGCAGTGTCACCAGCCGGAACTTCTATCTTTCCTATTTCAATAGTTGTACCACCTTCAGTTACAAAAACGACTTCAATCCACCTATCAACAGAATCTTTATTTCTAGCAGAGATTGGCGTAAGCAAAAAGATCTCTCCAGGGCGTATAGCTCGTGAAGCGTCGGCCGGATCTCTTTCAGAATATTTGTTTGATGCGTCTGGAAGAGAGAAGTCAGGTGCTTCTGCAATTACTTGAAATGTGTTAGCTACACTATTCTGCGCTATTCTTAAAGGTTTTCCGGTTGATGGCGTTCTACATGTAATACGTGCCATGATTAAAAACTCCTTGCGATTGCTGCTCTAGTTGCAATTCTATTAACTGATTGTTCAAATGGAGGACCCGTAAGTTCGCCAGTATCTGCATCGATCTTCATGCCACCAATGAAGAGAGCCGATCCTTGATCGTCTTGGCCAGACGCAATGACTATGCCATTATTTAACTCGAGTATACTTTCTTCGATGGTCGCAAAATTTCTAGCAGGTGGTATTTTTGTTAGCGCGACACCGGCCATGAGTGCTGTCCATGTGTGGCCTATCGCCGTGATCGTAGAAGGCTCGGAAACTCTATTCGTATCTTCGATCGTGTCTATTAATGCAGAGACCAGGTTAGTTACTATCGTGTCTGAAGCAGAATTAACGTTTGCTAATGCAATAATAGTGTTTCTCATAAACTCGAACGAGTGTATAATTGCGTTTTCTTTTGACTCTGCATACACCTTTTCGCCGATAGTATCAAACAGACCTTTTGCAAAATCTAGCATTGGTTTTTCATTCGCAGTCTGCAGAACCCACACAATTGACTGAAGAAATGCGGCAGCTTCTCTTCTGATAAATTCTTCGTCCTGTGCAGTCCACCCGTTAGTGTATCCACCAGACACGAGATTATTCCAAGTAGCATTTATAATTGTTGTTCTAGCCGCAGAGACGGCATTTGATGCAGCTGTCTGTATTGATAATGATCCCTCTGCTACTTCTGTAGGAACAACGATGTTTCTTGATCCGTCCGCGACCATAGTATAGTCGCCGAATTGAGTAGAGCAAGAAGATAAAATAATTTGCCCGCCATCAAGAGCAAGAAAATGTTTGTGTGCCCACATACTAACTGCATTAACAGCATTAATGAGTCCACCGTTCCTTGCGACATACCCAATACCATTATGAGAGACTGGTGTAGCGCCCCAAGCCATAATGTTTGGGTAGATACTATATGCTGAACATACGGACCCATCGGCTATAATAACACCGGCACCCCTACCAATAAGTGGATTTGCATTATCTCTGTCCAAAGGTGGCGCAACAGTATCCCAGAATGGAGTTGTTCTAACTACAACCTTATGAACGTATGGCGCTCTACGAATTACTGCACCTGGTCTAAAACAGAACGCAAAACCTTCTGTTGGATTATCCAAACTATCAAGACGCCAATTGTCGAATACTAAACCTTCAACAAAGCAACCAGAACCTAGGCGGAACACGTTTCTTTCTTCATACCCGGTGACAGGGCTTATGAATGCGCTTCTATGAGCTGCTCGAATAACAACATTGTCTGGCACATCTAAATGACCCTGTGTCGTATACCTGCCTGGGCCTATTTCAATAAGAGTGACTTCTTCTTCTTCTCTGTCTGCCGCGTCTTCGAGCGCCTTCTCTATTGTGGCATACGCGCCGTCCCAAGATGTTCCGCTGTTCGTATCATCACCGTTCTTTTGAACGTAAACAACATTTCTTACAGGATTGCTAGCAAGAAACGTTATGATGGCTTCATCACCATCCTGGTTTCTCTTTAAGAAAATGTTGCCATCATAGGTGTTGATGGCGAGTTCACCTAGTTCAAGATCCGATACTGTTGGGACTCTATCTGAAATAGAGCTTCTTTTATGCTTTATTATAGCGGCCATGTTGTTCTTCGACTCTTTTTATGTGGTCGTTTTCTTTATTTATTTACTCAGTAGGTGCCGCCATCTATGACCTGCTCGCTGAGTGTTGTTGTTGCGATAAATTTCTGTAAAGCAGAGTCGTAAACCAAAATAGAACCGTCAGCATTTGTATTCATATCTACATCTGCCAGATCTCTAAGTCTTCTTACTATTAAGTTTGTCTGGTTTGTAAAAACTCTAGGTTTTTCGTTGCCAACAACGGCATTAACTCTTAGTCTTTCACTTCCAACCGTAACTCTTACCGTTTCCGACATGTCTTATACCCTTGTGACCGTTGGCAAGATAAACATAAGACCTTCTAAAACTTTAACTCGAGTTCCGCCTTGACTCATCATGATTATATCATATGTATACTTACCAGGATCGAGAGCTTCGGATGTTTCTGGTGAAATGTATAATTCTATCATACCAGTATTCGCGCTAAGAAAACTAGCGATCTCAGCGTTTGCGGAAATTGAAGAAGAATATAATTTCTTTATGTTACAGTAAAATGATTTATTCGAAGCGTCATACTCTTCACCGGCGGTTGTGGTGAGAAATAGGTCAATCGAATAATCGACGCCTTGGTCTACGTATAGGTTTGCTATAGTCGTCATTTGGCATACACTCTTTTTTGTTTCTATTTATAAAAGAGTGTATGCCTATTATTTTAGTTGACATTTTCAATAATTCAGATATAATGAGATTTATCGGATAAGGATAATAGAATTAGAGAAGCATATTTAATTTGTACATGTCCGCATGAGTATACTCCTGATAGTGAGATCTCAGATGATCAGGAAATGGTATTGTCTCTATACTAGCATTGTACATAAGAGCGACGTCTCTCGCAACGTCAAGAAAGCTGCGAGTAGATCCTGAGCCTAGGTTAAAGATACCACTCTCTTTCTTCTCAATCATTTTAAGATGTACGTCTACTACACGATCAACGTGTATGAAGTCTCTCTTATAGTTTTCAGAACCTTCAAACACTCGAATGACGCCAGTCTCGCGAGCTTGTCTCGCGAATTGATTATACGGACTGGCCTGAGATCCTTTATGATCTTCGCACGGGCCGTATACATTGAAGTAACGAAATCCTTGCCATATAAATTTATGAGCTTTTGATCTCATATACTCTTCGAAGAAATACTTACTCATTGCGTATAGATTGAGAGGATACACAGTTTTGCTCTCGTCAACCGGACACTTATACTTGTTTCCGTAGACAGATGCGGACGAAGACCATTGCAAATTCACATTATGTTTCTCGCATTCTTCTGCGAGTTCGATGGACCACGCAAGGTTTAGGTCCATCACTCTTCTAGCATCCTTCTCAGTGGTTGAGCTTAGAGCTCCGAGGTGGATTACCCAGTCAAGATTGCTAAAATCTAGATACTTTGGACGCGTGTCTGGATAGTCCTTAATATCAAACTTAACCAACTCCCAATCAGATGGTAATTTTTTGATTAGGTTCTGACCTATAAATCCGTTTGTTCCTGTAACGAGTACTTTCATGTCTTTAGCCATCTCTCATTTTCTAGAGTCCACTTCACTACTTCTGCAATTCTCTCACGAACTGATGTAGCAGGTTCCCATCCAAGATTCTTCATCTTGCTTCCATCTAGAGCATAACGAAGGTCGTGACCTGGGCGGCTCGAGTGGAAGTCAACAAACTCGTAGTTGAGTTCCTTACCCTGTGCATCGGCAATGATCTTTGCGAGTTCATAGTTATTGATCTCTTCTGCGCCGACGATGTTAAATTTAGGACACTTAGCTCCACCCCATTCTGTCTTTAAATCGAATTGGTTCTTAAGAAGGAATAGAACAGCGTCAGCAACGTCTTCTGCATGAATATAGTGACGGGATCCTGGGATCGTTTTTGTTCTATCGCTGTGGATTGTAATCTTCTCACCATCACGAGCTCGCTTAATGCACATTGGTATGTACTTCTCTGGATGTTGTCTCTGACCGAAGACATTCATGGTATGAGTGATATAGATCGGAAGACCGTATGTGTTCTCATACGCAACGGCAAGTTCTTCTCCGCCTGCTTTTGACGCACTATAAGGATTAGTAGAGTTATAGCGATCGTTTTCACCATACTTAATTCCATCAGGCGCAGGACCAAAGACTTCATCCGTACTGAAGTATATAAATCTCTCAAGGTTACTCTTCTGCGATCTTGCAAACTCGAGTATATTACACGTTCCAACTACGTTATCGAGAACGAACTCCATCGGATAGTCGATTGAACGATCCACGTGCGATCCTGCCGCGAGGTGAGCGATGTAGTTTACAGTTCCTACTTCTGAACGAACGAGCGGGTTCATATCAGCTTTAAGGTCGTGAAACACCACGCTTACTCTCTTGCGCGTTTCACTGTCGAACTCTTGTAGTGAGTCGTGGAGGCGATTAAGATTGCCGCTGTAGTCCAATCTATCGAGAGTAACGATCTCCCAGTCTGTCTCTCTGAGCACTTTACATACTAGGTGGTGAGCAATAAATCCGGCTCCGCCAGTAATCAATATTCTTTTCATAATGTAACTTCCTTTTGACTGTCGCCCGGCATTATTCTGTAATTATCCTCTACAGAATCCGGCGTTGAAACTTCAATAATAGTACCTTCTTGGAGACATTCTATCTGATGGGGTTGAAGCGGTGTATTTCTCCAAGTTGATCCGGTAGTAAGTACTAAAGAATGTCTCTTAGCGTTTTCTGTATCTATCCAATGAACTATAAATTCTCCAGATAGCACATACCAAGTCTCGTCTTTTTCTCTGTGAAAATGCATTGAAAACTTTGCGCCAGCATTAAAGTTTAGAAGCTTTCCACAATACTTATCGTTAGTGGCCCAAATAAGTTCGTGGCCCCAACCCTTTTCTACAAATCCGTTAAGTCTTGTCATTTCACTACTCCTTAATAGGATGATCATTTATAAATTGAATAGGTGTAATTAAGCCTAAGTCTAGAGTCATGTTGTTTTTAAACTTTCCATATTCAAACCACGGATTATCTAGCTTTATTGGTGTTCCCTCAGAGTTCATCTCTATGACTCCAATTCCATAATCTATGTCGACGGTATAAGTCTTTAGGTATGTTTCAGTCCTAAACTTATAGAAAGCTTTCCATGTGGTTCCACACCACGCTCCGCCGTTTTCTTTGAAAAATTTATAGTCAGAATGCGCATTATAAAAATTTTCTGGACCACAGTCGTGTAAAACTACAAATCCTTTACAGTGATTAATCGCATTTTGTATGTCACGATATACTTGATCTGCTAAGTGAAGGCCGTCTATAAAGATGATGTCCCACTTGTGATCGGGTTCAAACTCAGTCTTCTTATTACGCAACTTCTCAAAGAATTCGTCAGAAGTCATTTGATAGTCAATATGAACTTCTGGTCTTGTCTTTTGCGGATCGACAGAACATTTTTTCGATGCGTTTATGAGATTAAAACAATTTTCGGGGTGCTCTACTCCAATCTCAAGATATGAACAATTATTGTCATAGTAAGCCGCGGCTAAATGATTAATCACATTATAACGCATTATATGTTATCCTTCTATCTCTTTTAAAGTTGGCGCATATACACCGATCTTCTGAACAGTAACTGCCGCTGCTTTCATTGCGAATAATATTGCCGATTCCATATCGCAGTCCTTACGAAGGTATTCAAACACGAGGGCTGCAAGGAATGTGTCTCCGGCGCCGCATACATCATGTGCTTCTACTCTTGGTGAGAAGTATAATACATTATTCCATACCGCGCCATCATCGCCGCGAGTGACGATAAGGTTTTCTGGTTTTGGCTCTGAAATTAAGTTCTTGTGTTCGTATTGGTTAATCTTAACAAAGCAGTTGCCTATATCTGCGAGGTACTTCTTTTTGGTATCTATAAAGACAGGACCTTTGAACTCTTGACGTATCCGCTTAATGTCGTCATAACTAACGAATCCCTTATCATAGTCAGAGATAACGATTGCATCGTATTCATTAAACTGAACGCCATCATATATGATAGTATCAATACCCTCTTCTTCAATCCTTTGATCTACACGAAGCAACTGTTGTTTTGATTTTACATCTATATAACGATTCTTATTCTCAAAGAAATACGTCTGATAGTCAGGATTTACTCCAAGAGAACGAAAGTTCTCAAGAACGTTTGACATCATGCCAAGTTTCTTCTTGGTGTATACGTGATCAAAGATCGGAATAGGAGCTTCTGGACTAATACGGTTTACTTCACCGTAGTGATAGTAATCATAACAGCTGTCACCTAGTAATAATATCTTCATCTATAGAGTCCCATAATAATTTCCAATCAACATACGGATCACGCTCGTATTCACCTTGCATATGCAGAGCAATGCTTTCAAACGGACATACTGCGAGACAACCTCTTTCTACCATTATCTTATTGAGAGAGATCTTTTCAAGTTCAGGATCTCGAGGATCCAGATTTAAGAACTTCTCGAGTATATCACTATTATTTATGAAATTTTGATGACTCGTTAAAAACGAACAAGACACGTCGTATATCTGAATCCAGTATCTCTTCTCTCCCATAAAGATCGTTCTCGGAGTAGTACTGTTTCGATATACGGCAGACCAAAGATACGGCGCATTATAGGGTGTTACGATTGGTTGCGTGTTTGTCTCAATCAGCATCCTAAAGTATGTATCAATGACCTCGGTTATCGCAGATTTTTCAAAAAGATAATCGTCTTGAACTTGGTATACTAAATCCGTTCCATTACTCAATAGCCATTCGTAGCAAGAGCGGATCGAATTCATTATGCCTAAGTTTTCTAGATGATACAGCTCAACCTGAACGTTTTCTTTTGAATATATTTTAACACATTCTTGAATAAAGTAAACTGTTTCTTGCGTAGAATGATCGTCGAATATTGCTATGCGATGATTAATAGATCTATCTCTTTTGGCTGCTTCGTGAACTGATTGAAAGAAAGAAGACACGCACTTTCGAATAAGCTCGTGTTTCGTGTCACAGCAGTATCTCTTGGTTACCTGGTTTGACGCGATATCACAAGTTTGCAGCGCATAGTGTACGTTCATCTCTTATCTTTTCTATCACTCGAGTCGAAGAGTATTCTTCTATTCTATCAAAGAATATCAGTTTCTTTGCATACTCGCTGCCTATCACTTTTTTATTTCTGTAGTCAGAACCGACAACCATATAGTCCGGTTCATACTCTCTGATAATATTTATCAGTTCTTCTTCACTGTCAAAGATAGAAATTTCGTCAACGCCTTTCACATGAAAAAGCATAGTTGCTCTCGTATCTTGGTTATTGATTGGTCGAGATGCGCCCTTTAGTTTTTTAACTCTACTATCTGAGTCTATGCCGATCTTTAGATAGTCTCCGTAGTTTGAGGCAAAAGTGATAAGCCGCATGTGACCAGGATGCAGTATATCAAAAGTTCCGTTTATGAATACTTTCATTCTGATACCTTTTCATTCCACATAGCAAGCATACCTTCACAATGCAATATATCTTTTTCTGCTATCAAGTTTTTATTTATGTTAACGAACATGGCTTCTTCTATGTTAACATTTTTTTCAAAAATCGTCTTAAGAGACTTTCTTAATAAGTCATTAGCGTCATCTAATAAAGTGTAACAAAAGGACCAAAGGCGTGTATGTAAGAAACACGCGGTTTCATCGTGTCTCATGTTTTCTTCTCTTGACTTAAAACAGTATTTTCCTTTGAATGAGTCGTACTCTAACGGATCAAAACTTTCTGTAAGTCTGTATCTTCCGGACACCTTGAATATTCTATTTACTTCGTTTCTAATTTCGTTACGAATAACATCAAAGGATACTAAAAGAATAAACGCTTCGCCGGCAGAACGAACTCCGTTCTTGTTGAATTCTATACATTGCTTTCTATCTCCGACGTATAGGTAATAGTCAGCCATACTCGATATTAAATTCTCTTCAGCATCCGGCAACTTAGACAAAGAGTTATCTATTAATATAACATATGAATCTTTGTCTTGTTTTCTTATACTCTTAATTGTTTCGATAGTTTCATAAAATCTAGTCTGCGGATCTATGTGGCCAATTCCTGTAACTATAGTTGAAGTAACCACATAAACGTTAATAGACATTATGCACTTACAATACTTTTAATTTGTAGTAGTGAAGTATGCCGTCTTGAAATGAATGAAAGATCCATGGGCGATAGAATAAGACATCGTTTGGTTTCATTTTTATTGATGTCTCTACTTCCCATTCGTCATTATTAAGATAGTCGAGTTCTTTATCTTGACTCTCTTCATCTTTAATAAAATCAAGAACACTCTTATATCCATCTTTGTGTATATATGTCTTAAATTCATTTTCTTCGAGTGAAACGACGAATCTCCAGTCGTTTAAGTCTGCAAAATCTTCGAAGTGTATTACTTCGTGTATTGTTCTACGAAGGGTTCCTGACGCTGCTCTATCTATCTCAACTATGTCGCCAACCATCTTACCGATTACAAGATCGATGTCGTTGAAGATGAGATTGAAATGCTCCATCTCTTTACCAAACTTTTTATCTACCCAATGCACATCTTGCACAAGAGGCCGAAGTTGTTCTACTTCATCTTTCGGAAAGTAGTCTCTTGCGTGGATATAATTAATTACAGAACGATTTACAGAAAAATTTGTGTTACTCATAGATTCTCCAATTATTCGTCATATATGTCTTTAAGTATTACTTGGCAGGACTCGTTAATTTCGTTCGCAGAAAAATTCATGATTCCGTCATTCAATCTGTCCGTGAAGTCCGATTCTACTCCACCAAGGCGAATCGGACTGTAAACTGGATCTTGTCCCTGTTTTCTAAAGAATTTAAAATGGTCAGGATAACTTACGTTCTTTTCAAACGTACTACCCATAAACACAGATCCGGGTTTATCAAAAGCTCTAGCCATATGTTGACCTACGCTATCGCATCCTACGAAATAATCACACTCGCTTATTAGAGCCATGTACATTCTTAGTTCAGGATTAAAGTTAGTTAGATCCGCGCTAAAGTTATCTCCAGGATGTTTGAGTTCTCTGTTACCAAAGAAGAAGATTAGACAGTCTTTATCGTTTAAAAACTTTCCGATCTTTAAGTAGTCATCGACATCTAAACTTCTGTTTGAAATATCGTATGGTCTATTGTTTGAAATCGTCATAGTACTTCCATAAGGCTGAAATACCACTACTTTATTCTTCTTATGTATCTGCTTAAACTCTTCAACAATTCTCTGAACAGATGTACGCTCATAATTCTTTACGTACTCTTCAAAGATATTCTTTTGATGAATTCCTATCGTTCTTGGTTGAAGAATAGGATGGCTCCAATATAAGTCTTGCCACCCGTGAACGATTACTCTAAAATCATTCTTTGGATTTAGTCTATGAAATTTTTCTAATGCAGGTATCGCTGCAATTACTCTTCCTGCACCGCCGTTAATAATAAATGTAGTGTTCATTTTGCGTAATCTTTCCACCATTGTTGCCATTCTATAAAAGGATCTTTCTGTTGCTCAAATTGCATATGTAATGCAAGACTTGGGATCGGATTGAATCTAATCGCTTTGTTGCTCTGCCATATCTTCCAGATCGTATTTGACTCTTCGTAGTGTTCCGTTCTCGGATTAAGATAGTCACCGTTATACTTAAGAGCAAGAACCTCGAAAAGTTCCCAGTTGTCACGAAACATTTTTGGAGTAGTCATCATGACGTTTGTTGTAAATATTCCAGTTCTCCAGTGACGAGCAGAGCCATGGACTATGAAGTCTGTTCTAGCAGGAGGATCGTATTCAGACGGCTCGTCGAATGGATATATCACTATGTCTTCTCGTTTCAATCTATCGCAAAACATATAAAACGAGTCAACCATTTCCTGTATTGCCGAGGGGCAGTGAAGATAGTCGTCTTCAACAGAATACACTAAGTCCGAATTGCTATCCCTACAAAGGATCCACTGCTGATGAGCAGAATGATTGTATCCACTTTGATCGAGTTGTATTAGTTTAGAATTTTCTACTTTCTGAATGATCTCTTTGATTCTTTGAACCGTATCTTCTGAAGAATGATCGTCGAGAACCGTCAGATTAATATCCATTCCTTTAGTATTATTTATTGCGTTTACTAAAGATGATACACATCCTACAATAAGATCTGATTTTTCAATTCCGTGGTATCTAACTCGCCAATCAGTATGAACGTTTGTGACGTCGCAAGTTCGTAAAAATATATCAATTTTCATTTTTAAACATCATATCAGAACCGATTTGTTTCATTTGATTATATCCCATATCAAGCAGAAAGTTCATAATATCTTTTTTATCCCAACCATAATTTTTACCGTGATCCAGCCATTCTACTACAATTAATGGACGATGCAGTTTTATAGTGTTCTCTGCTCCGAGTAATGCATTCATTTCGTAACCTTCAACATCTAAATGTATACAATCTATGTCTGTCAATCCAAGACTGTCTATCGTTATTACAGGAATGTTTCCATCTTCCTTTACACGAAACGTACCGCAATTTTCTGGAGTGTCATTAGTGATAGAAACTTGCGATGCCTTACTACCTAGTGCTGCTCTAAACTGAAATACGTTTTCATGATCTGCAGTATTCATGCATAGACACTTGAAGTTTGTAACATCCGGTTCAAACACATAAACTGTCTCGAATGCTTCGGCAAATTTTAAAGTGTATGCTCCAACGTTTCCACCCGCGTGAATTATTGTGCGCTTATTCTTAAGAGATCCTACTATTGAATCTACGGTGTATAATTCAACATTAGTCCATGTATAGCAAGAATCGACATCGATTTCTGGCCAATATAAACCATCTTCTCTTTTTATTATAGTCATAGTTGTCGCCAAAATTCCATATTTGCGTGCTTATTAAGGATATCTGGTGGAAGTATAAACTTTCTTTCGCGGAATTCAACTTTCTTACGAACGTCGTGAAGTTTAATACCAATCTCTGCGTCGTACTCATCCCAAGAAGCTTCTACATTATTAAAATCATGTTCAAAATAAGGTTCTTCTATGAAGTTGTAAAGAGCTTTCATCATTTCTTTTGGCTGCTTGCACAACAAGTCGTATTCTAATAAGAACAGAAGTGGCTGATCATGACCAGTAAGAGCCTGCTTAATTCCAACGTATGGAAAACCTACAACCCCGTCTTCCTTCATAAGACTATCTACTCGTTGATACACTGAACTTCCTACGCCACCAGTCACCGTGTTTGTGGAGAATGGATTTCTGCGATGGGCAGACTCAAAGCTGTCTATTACCCAATTCAAATCCCTTACACAAACTATGTATTTTGATTTTGGATAGAGATCACGAGTAACATTTGTTAGGTATGTCCATGCTCTATTTGTATTGAATACTACTGGCCTATCGACGTCTTCGTAGTAACCTTCGAATAAATGCCGCACAAGGTTCTTTCTGCGTTCAACAGGAACTTCAGATTTCATTCCAGGAGCGTCTTGACTATGTTCAATAACTCCCTTAACTAGACTTGCCAGTGGGTCAGTAATTGAAGCGTGAAACCTTGGGTTCTGACGAAGTATAGATGATAACAGAGTTGAACCCGACCGAGGCAGACCTGTTATGAAGTGATATGTTTTGTTCATAATTATCCAATCAATTTCAAAAGTTGTTCATTTACGCATTGCAGAGGTTCGTCCCAGCTTCGAACTTTAGTCTGTTTGTGTACTTGAAAGTTATCTCCATACCAAGGAGACTTTGACGTCTTACTGGAAGTAGACCAAATGTAATACTCCGCAATTGGAACTACAACAAAAGATGTTTTTCCGATAGCGCCAGCGGCATGAACCAAGCTCGTGCACGAACTTACGATACAGTCCATCTGTTCAATAAAGTCGAGTGTATCTTCCCAAGTTTCTATTCTTGACGATAGATCTATTACTCTAGGATTATTTATTGGCTGCTTGTCGATGTAATAGATCTCTGCGTTCTCTGGTAAGTATTCTAACATCTTTTCGATTGGTATCTTACGATACTCATCTTGCGAAAAGTATGGATTTCCTGAACACTTGATACCAATTTTAAACTTAGTGCTATTGATTTTATTCTTTGGATCATTCAAAGGTTTAAGATACGAACCATACCACAATTTAGATTCGTCGAGATTGAGATACCCTGGAAGACTCATCATCGGTGCCCATAGTTGTGTCCGATCAATTGAATAGTACTCAGTTATTACTTCAAACCCATTTCTACGAAACATATTCACGGTGTCTTCGCGATACTTAGACCACGACGAGTAGAGTATTGGTCTCATTCCTAAGTCTTTAAGATATTTGAAAAAGCGAATGTTGATGATCTCGTCACCTATACCTCCCTCTCCCTCTATATAGACAGTCTTACCTGGTTGAATTGCTCCGGTCCACCGCTTCATCTTAAGAGCATCATCAAACTTGCCACTCTTTGGCTTAAACGTCCCAAGGAACGACAAGACTCCCTCTGCAAGTTTTCCTTCACGAAGCGTTTTACCCGACAGAGCACTTCTCATGTCCTCTCGCTTCTCTGGATGTTTTTCAAGTAAGTCTAACAGTATCTTTTCTGACGCCGTTCTATCTCCCTTGAGTGCGATATTAAACGCTTTTTGAGTCTGAGTCTCAAAGTCATCCGGCGTGATCATCAGATTTAGATTAATATAGAATAGAGCATCATCCGGCATATTCATTGCGTTATATGCTTTATAGAGGTTTGATCTGGCGATGTATAGTTGTTGAGGACTTTCGGCCTTCGTATATGCAGCTTCTGCACATTTCAGATACAAATCGCGGTGTTCTGCTTTTAGTGCCAGATATCCAAGAGCATCAAAGTCCCCTATACCCTCTGCTCTTTGAAAATACATGTTAAGAATATCAAATACGATTTCGCGTTTTTCGTGAGATAGAAGATCCATTACAACGGGTTTTAGATCTTCTATCTTAAATTTATTTTCCGCCGTGTTCATCTTTGATCACCACTAAATTCACCCAGAGTTCTTCAATAATGTTATTGTGTTCGCGAAGATACTTTTCAACAACATCTCTCGGTTCACCAACAAACTGATCTCGGTATTGCTGAGATGGCATATAGTTGTAATCTAGGATCTCAAAGTCAACTTTAAAGTAATCACCGAGTCTGCTTGACGCAGCGCCTTGTTCCCTGCATAGTTTATTATGTTTCTTACTAAAAAGAAGAAGACCACCAACAGTAATTGGTCTACGATGTGTTGGGTCGTCGTAGAAGTAGTCGTGCCGATGATGCGGAACACGAATGTCTATCGTCGCTCCATGCTTACAGACTCGATAGATTTCTTTAAGGCAATGGAAATAACCAGGCCCAAGATGTTCGAGTATGTGATGAGCGATAACAACTTCAACTGTGCTATCTTCGAATGGCAGTGTGTCTTTTTCCAGATCTACGATATAGTCTGGATTTTCAAGCGGGTCGTAATCTAGAGTTACAAAACCATCGAGCTTCGTTCCACCAGCGCCAAGATTAATCTTCATTTAAATCACCTTTCATATTAAAAGTTTGTAATATTAAAATTACTCAAAAAGTCTAAAATTTTATATAAGATCTTTTTGCGACGCTATGAGTTTAATAGCTTCTACTCTATTTATACAAAAAAACTATGATGCTATACTGCTCTTACGGCTGTGCTGAACACTATGCCTGCGCTAACTTGACTCCAGCCGGTTAACCCACCAGCAACTGACACTGGAGAAGATCTAGCAACCAAAGTGCCGTGACCTAGTTGTCCAAAGGTGTTGTCACCCCAAGACCAGACAGTTCCGTTCTGTCGGACACCTATGCTGTGGGTGCAGCCTGTAGCCACCTGACACCAGTTCGTAAAGCCACCGACGACTGACACTGGAGAAGATTTGGCAGCTACAGTGTTGTCACCGAGACGGCCGTCAGTTCCAAGACCCCAAGCCCAAGCGGTCCCGTTCTGTCGAACACCTAGACTATGGCATCTTGCTGCGCTTACTTGACACCAGTCCGTGAACCCGCCGACGACTAACACTGGAGAAGATTTAGCAACTGTAGTGTAATCACCAAGACGCCCGCATGCTCCATCCCCCCAAGCCCAGGCGGTGCCATTTTGGCGAACACCTAGACTGTGCACCGACGCACTTACTTGGCACCAGTCTGTAAAGCCGCCAACAACCGATACTGGTGATGATTTAGTCGCTGTCGTGTTGTCGCCAAGTTGTCCACCGCCAGTATTACATCCCCAACCCCATGCAGTTCCATTAGTACGAACACCTAGACTGTGAGCGTTCCCAGCGCTCACTTGACACCAGTCTGTAAAGCCACCTACGACTGACACAGGAGAAGATTTACCACCACCGGTGTTATCACCAATATTGCCAAAAGTGTTTGCGCCCCAACCCCATGCAGTTCCATTAGTACGAATACCCAAACTGTGAACACCACCACCGCTTACTTGACACCAGTCTGTAAAGCCACCAACGACTGACACTGGAGAAGATTTATCAACTGTTGTATTATCACCAAGTTCTCCAGAAGTACCAGCACCCCAAGCCCAAGCGATTCCATTAGAACGTATGCCTAAGGCATGCGAGCCAGTGCCGCTTACTGCTTGCCAGTCATTAAACCCTCCAGCGACTAACACTGGAGAAGATTTAGACACAGTAGTATTATCACCTAGGCGTCCTGAAGTAGGAAACCCCCACGCGTAAATTAAATTCGTATTAAAATCGCTTCTTAACTGACGGTTATCCAATCCGCTCCAGCACCCGACTTGCGCAATTACTGGAACACCCAAACTTTCAACGTAAAATATAGTTCCTGGTATAATAGTATTACCGCTTAAGTCCGGAAGATCGTCTACGGTCGCAACAGAAATACTTCTATTCGTAGTATCAACGTATGTTTGTGCTGCTAGCTTTAAAAAGCATCCGACAGAATTACTAGAAGTAAAGTTGTTTATGTCATCTTGCGTAGCCATTTAAAATCCTTTCCGTGATTGGCGAATAGCCATGCTAGAGCAAAGGTTAGCGCTTATTTGACACCAGCCAGTTAGTCCACCTACGATTGACACTGGCGAAGACTTAGCTGTAATAGTATTATCCCCTAGACGACCTTGGGTGTTAGAACCCCACGCCCACAGTGTTCCATTAGTTCTTAATCCTAGATTATGAGTTTCGCCTGCGCTTACTTGACACCAGTCCGTGAACCCGCCGACGACTGACACTGGAGAAGATTTTGAAACTATCGTGTTGTCGCCAAGAACGCCGCAGAATGCAGTTCCCCAAGCCCAAGCGGTCCCGTTCTGTCGAACACCTAGACTATGATTTGCTCCGGCACTAACCTGACACCAGTCGGTAAAGCCGCCAACGACTGATACTGGGGAAGATCTGTTGACTATTGTATTATTACCAAGGCGACCGCATGTTCCATCCCCCCAAGCCCATGCAGTTCCATTAGTACGAACACCTAGACTGTGAGTGCCCAATATGCCGCGCCCAGCGCTTACTTGGCACCAGTCTGTAAATCCACCAACGACTGACACAGGAGAAGATTTAGCAACTGTTGTTCCGTCACCGAGACGCCCGCATGACCCATTCCCCCATGCCCAAGTCGTTCCATTTCGTCGAATACCTAGACTGTGACTGCCCCCAGCGCTTACTTGACTCCAGTCTGTAAAGCCGCCAACAACTGATACTGGAGATGATCTGGAAACTGTGCTGTTGTCACCGAGGCGACCGTATGTCCCAGGACCCCATGCCCAAGCAGTTCCATTAGTACGAACACCTAGACTATGAGCGTTCCCAGCGCTCACTTGACACCAGTCTGTAAAGCCGCCAACAACTGATACTGGAGAAGATTTATTCACCGATGTGTTATCACCGAGACGCCCGCATGACCCACCACCCCATGCCCAAGCGGTTCCATTAGTACGAACACCTAAACCGTGGAGGTATCCGGCACTTACATTACACCAATCTGTAAAGCCGCCAACGACTGATACTGGAGAAGATCTGTTGACTACGGTTCCGTCGCCAAGCCCACCTGTGGCATTATATCCCCAAGCATAAATGTCTGGGCGATAGTTAAAAACTTCACTAGTGAGATTATTAAACCAATATCCGTCTACCGCGTGATAATAGCGGTTTTCATCATTAACATATATCAGTCTTCCTGCGTATGTTACTGCGTTTGGCAAGTTAGCAAAACTTGCTACGCTAGATACAGGATTACTTAGAATAGTTAGGGCACCGTTTGTTTGGCAAGTTTGTAACGCTGTAAGCCCGCCCCCGCTTATGCAAGCACAAATTTTATTTACGAGATTTTGTGAATTTATCATAAGCTTATTATCCCTAGACTATGGTCGTTACCTGCACTAACCGCGCACCAGCTTGTAAAGCCACCAACGACTGATACTGGCGAAGATCTATTAGCGACAGCATTGTCTCCTAGACGACCACATGTCCCGACACCCCAAGCCCAGACTGTGCCATTAGTTCTAACACCTATATTATGGCAGCATCCTGCGCTTACTTGGCACCAGTCTGTAAATCCTCCAGAGACTGACACTGGAGATGATCTGGAAACTGTGCAGTTGTCTCCGAGGTTGCCGCAGCAACCATTCCCCCAGGCATATAAAGTTCCATCAGATCTGCGGCCAAGGCTGTGACACCCACCAGCGCTTACCTCGCGCCAGTTATTAAAACCACCGACTACTTGTACTGGAGAAGATTTAGAAACTACCGTGTTATCACCGAGTTGACCGAAAGAGTTTCCTCCCCAAGCCCAAACGGATGAATTGGTACGCACTCCTAGTGCATGACCTCCGCCAGCACTAACCTGACACCAGTTATTAAATCCTCCAGAAATTAGAGCAGGCGAAGATTTAGAAACTGTGGTACCATCCCCAAGACGGCCAGACCCGGCATTGCCCCAACCAAACGCTTCACCGTTTGCTCTAATTCCGATACTAAACAGTGTGCCTGCGCTTACACGACACCACCCTGTAATACCGCTAATTACTGATACTGGTGAAGACTTTGCGACTGTAGTGCAGTCACCTAGCTGCCCAAAAGTGTTTGCCCCCCAAGCCCAAGCCGTTCCATTAGTGCGAACACCTAGACTATGATAGTTCCCAGCACTAACTTGGCACCAGTCTGTGAAGCCGCCAACTACTGACACTGGAGAAGACTTGGTGACAGCAGTATTGTCACCAAGTTTACCTAAAAAGTTTGAACCCCAAGCCCATGCTGTACCATTTGTACAGACGGCCAAACTATGACATTCGCCAGCGCTTAACTGACACCAACCAGATGGTGCAGTTGATACCGGAGACGATTTAGAAACTGCTGTACTATCACCTAGTTGGCCAAGATTGTTATTTCCCCAAGACCAAATTTTTCCGTATGTGGTATCCTGCCTTAGAAGCCTGCCGTCAAGTGTTAGCCACTTAAAATTAGAACTTACCGCAAATACGTCTATATCGTTAACGTAATAGATCATTGCGTTTGGCGAATCGTAATATTTAAGATTCGGCAATGAAAGTACGTCAGATACAGTGACAATATTAATCTCACTCAGTGCAGTCATAGATAAAGATGTTGCTAATACGTCTTCAACAAGATATGACCCGGTTTCATACGCAGTATTAACTACGGTCGTTAGTTTTGATACCAAACCTGGTTTATCGATTGGGGGCATATTATTCTACCATCTGTTCCGCTATTTGTTCACCAATAGATACCAATTCTTCTTTTGATGTCGCTGCATTAATTTCATCATTAATTGTTTTCTCCCAGTCAAAGCAACTTTGAATATAACTCGAACCGGCAGAAACAATAGAACCAAGATCGCTCTTTGTAAGAGTGAGCCAACCTTCTGGGAATTTCCAATTTGCAACTTCTTCTTCCGTCATAATAGAATACTTCTGTATGAAAATATTTCTTCCGTCACGGCTAGTATCTAGACTAACTTCGGTACCTTGTATATTTATTTTCGTTCCAGCTGTTTCTTTTTTCCATCTTGCTTCGGCCGCTTTAGTTTTAAAATTATCGCGAGCGAAATCAACTAGTGTATCTACTACTTCATATACTGCGACCGCCTTGTCACCGGAAAGATCCCACTGTGGTCCATAGTAGTATTCTACCATAGGATTGATTTCTGGTCTCTGTTCTTCTACTAGTGCAATTCTTGTGTCTTCATTAATAATATATGGAAGAGTTTCTGGCGCTACTCTAGGAATGCCAGCCGTGACATTTTCTTTTTCTAGAGATCCTTGAAAAATTGCGCGGTTCCAATCCATTGGTCCGACAATTACTCTATCGTTATAAACTACTGCATACATTTATTTTCTCCTTTGTAATTATCATTATACGAAATTTGTTCTTCTTAGAGCTAAGCTGTGATAATTGCTAGCGCTTACTTGACACCAGTCTGTAAAGCCACCGACGACTGATACTGGAGAAGATGCATTGGCAGGCGCACCAGATCCTAAAACGCCGCAAGCAGCAATTCCCCATGCCCAAGCGGTTCCATTCTGGCGAACACCTAGACTATGATTTGCTCCGGCACTAACCTGACACCAGTCAAAGAACCCACCGACGACTGATACTGGCGAAGATTTATTGACTGTTGTTCCGTCGCCTAGTTTCCCGCAGAAAGCCGCTCCCCACGCCCAAGCGGTTCCGTTAGTACGAACACCTAGACTGTGAGCGGACCCAGCGCTAACCTGACACCAGTCGGTAAAGCCTCCAACTACTGACACTGGAGAAGATTTATTAACTGTTGTTCCGTCACCAAGGCGACCATTGGAGCCGCAACCCCAACCCCATGCAGTTCCATTTTGGCGAACACCTAAGTTGCGACCGCCACCTGCATCTACCTGACACCAGTCCGTAAAACCGCCGACGACTAATACTGGAGAAGACTTGCATACTGTAGTGCCATCGCCAAGAAGACCGTAACTACCGCATCCCCAAGCCCAAGCGGTCCCGTTCCGTCGAACACCTAGACTGTGACTGCCCCCAGCGCTCACTTGGCACCAGTCTGTAAAGCCACCAACGACTGACACTGGAGAAGAGAAACCACCGGTTCCATCAATAACATTAATGGAACCGTTGAAGTTGTTACCTAGTACCCCATGGCACGGGTTTCCCCAACCCCATGCAGTTCCATTAGTACGAACACCTAAGTTGTGGTCATCCCCGGCACTTACATAACACCAGTCTGTAAAACCGCCGACTACTGATACTGGTGAAGATCTACCAGAAGAACTTGGTAGAACAGTGCAGTTATCACCGAGGCGGCCATATGCACTACACCCCCATGCCCAGACAGTTCCGTTAGAGCGAAGGCCAATACTGTGACTACCACCGGCGCTTACTTGACACCAGTCTGTAAAGCTACCAATGACTGAAACTGGAGAAGATTTATTGACTTCTGTATTATCACCTAGTTTACCTCTGCCCCCACCACCCCATGCATACGCAATTCCTTTATTTTCATCGATAAGATTATACCAGCCAGTTCCAGTACTCCAATAAATCCTTTCATCCGCCGTTACGAATACTAACAGTCCTTCGTTAGATGCAGCTGAAGGTAAGTTTGCGTATGTGGCAACTTCTCTTACCTGTCCTACGGCTAGAGTTTGGACTGCTCTTGATAGAAATAGGTAATCGAGTGTATTACTTGAACTGTCGATTGCTTTTTGGAGTAATATTTGAAATTGTGCTAAGTTCATACATTCGTTCTCCTAATTGCTGCGCTAGTGACAAAAGTACTTACCTGACACCAGTCACTAAATCCTCCAGAGACTAACACAGGCGAAGATTTATTAACTGTTGTATTATCACCAAGGCGACCATTTGTGCCGCAACCCCAAGCCCAAGCTGTTCCATTTGTGCGAATACCCAAACTGTGAACACCTCCAGCACTCACTTGGCACCAATCTGTAAAACCTCCAACGACTGACACTGGAGAAGATTTAGCAACTACAGTGTTATCACCTAGTAGACCTCCTACCCCTTGCCCCCATGCCCACAGGGTTCCATTCTGACGAACTCCTATGCTGTGAACAAATCCGGCACTAACCTGACACCAGTCGGTAAAGCCACCTACGACTAACACAGGAGAAGATTTATTAACTGTTGTTCCGTCACCAACCTGCCCACGGCAACCAGTGCCCCAAGCCCAAGCAGTCCCGTTCTGTCGAACTCCTAGACTATGGTAGTTACCTGCATCTACCTGACACCAGTCACTAAAACCGCCTGCTACTAATACTGGCGAAGATTTACCGACTGTTGTTCCGTCGCCTAGTTTCCCGTTGATTGCCGATCCCCACGCCCAAGCGCCCCCACCTTGGCGCACTCCTAAATTGTAGCATTCCCCAGCACTTACTTGACACCAGTCTGTAAATCCACCAACGACTGACACAGGAGAAGACTTATCAACTATTGTATTATCACCAAGTTGTCCGCCAATACCAGCACCCCAAGCCCAAGCGGTCCCGTTCTGTCGAACTCCTATACTATGCATATATCCAACGCTTACCTGACACCAGTCACTAAATCCTCCAGAGACTAACACAGGCGAAGATTTTGAAACGTTTGTGTTGTCACCAAGGCGACCATTTGTGCCTTGACCCCAAGCCCAAGCAGTTCCGTTAGTACGAACTCCTAGACTATGGTTGTGACCTGCATCTACCTGACACCAGTCGGTAAAGCCACCAACGACTGACACTGGAGAAGACTTATCAACTGTAGTGCCGTCGCCCAGTGGGCCACAAGTATTACATCCCCAGGAAAAAGCTGGTGAAAAATCCTGAGCAAAAGGCGCCCAATAAGTTCCGTTAGTTTTGTATAGGCCGTCAAACTCAACCAAGTATAATTTATCTCTGCCTGTTGTAGCAGCGTTCGGAAGACTTGAAAATGATGAAACTGATTCAATAGTACCAAGTTCTAACAATTTTATTGCTTTTGAAAGCATCTGCTGATCAATCGTAGCATCGCCGATTTTTGATTTAAGATTGAGTATTAGATTCGTTACGTTCATATTAAAAACCCTTCGTACTATCAGATCTAACAGCTAAGCTATGATTACCATTTGTATATATACTTACGCATCTCCAACCGGTTAGTCCGCCAGCGATTGACACTGGAGAAGATTTGTTTACGACCGTGCCATCACCAAGACGACCAGTTGAACCCTGTCCCCAAGCCCAAGCGGTGCCATTTTGGCGAACGCCTAGACTGTGCCCAAGCCCGGCACTTACTTGACACCAGTCCGTGAACCCGCCGACGACTGACACTGGAGAAGATACACTAACTATAGTTCCGTTACCAATGCGTCCGTCAGCGCCAGCACCCCAACCCCAAGCAGTTCCATTCTGTCGAACACCTAGACTATGATTTGCTCCGGCACTAACCTGACACCAGTCGGTAAAGCCACCTACGACTGACACAGGAGAAGATTTAGCAACTGTAGTGCCGTCGCCCAGTGGGCCACAAGTATTACATCCCCAGGCCCAAGCGGTCCCGTTCTGTCGAACACCTAGACTGTGAGCGGTCCCAGCGCTAACCTGACACCAGTCACTAAAACCGCCAACAACTGATACTGGAGAACATTTATTGACTGTTGTTTCGTTACCGAGACGACCTCCACTACCACAACCCCAACCCCAGGCCGTTCCATTTTGACGAACACCAAGTATGAAGTGTTGACCGGCGCTTACTTGACACCAGTCCGTAAAACCGCCGACGACTAATACTGGAGAAGACTTGCTTACTGAAGTTCCATCACCCAGCTGACCACATGATCCCAACCCCCAGGCCCAAGCAGTTCCATTCTGACGAACACCTATACTATGATTTGCTCCGGCACTAACCTGACACCAGTCACCAAAGCCACCAACGACTGGCCTAGGTATGATTCTATTAACGCTAGTACAGTCACCTAGTTCGCCCCCTGCGTTACAGCCCCAACCCCAAGCAGTCATATCACTGCGAACTCCAATATTAAATCCATTACCAGCGCTCACCTGACACCAGTATAAGACATCACCTAAGACTGACACTGGAGAAGATCTGTTGGTTGTGGTTCTGTCACCCAGCTGGTTATCAGCATTGCATCCAAATGAAAAAGCAATATTTTGTTCAATACTAGCAAAATCTCTTGACCAAGCTGTCCCGTCGCTCCAACGATAACTGCAAACGTCTTGAAGAAAGATCCAACGACCTTTGTTATCAGCCGCAGCTGGAAGCGCTGCGCAGTTAGCTACGCACTTTGTAAATCCTTGATCAAAATCTTGCATTACACTCGCGAGTTGCAACTGCTCTAGGGTTGTTAACGCCCCTGCTACATTTGTATTTACTTCATCTACGAGTGGTTGTATTCCTACAGTCATTATGGTAGCGCCAACGTTGCCAGAGTTCTTGCAAGTTCGTCAGCACCACCCCCTAGCGGGCCCCACGCAGTCCCGTTAAAACCTTCGAATGTTGCGTCCGTTGTGTTATATCTTAATTGGCCAGTTACACCCGTCGGTCTTTGTAAAAGGGTGAATATATACTTGGAGACAAAGCGGCGATCACTGATTCAATCATCAAGCCATCTTCGCGTCCACGTAGGATACTCGGCTGTCGTGTATATTTATTCTTTTTCTAAACTCTTTATACGACTAGAAAGATCTTTATATCCTTCTAACAAGATAGCAATTAGAGGAATGTAGTTGACATACTTAGAACCATGCGTATTGTTTATTAGTTCTGGTAGTAACTTTTCAAGTTCTTGCGCAATTACACCGTAGCTTTTAACACCGGTGTTTTTCCACGTAAACTGATATGCCTTTATTTTATCGAGTATGTCTGTAGCACTATCTATCGTTTGGAAATCTTCTTTGTATGCAACATCGGAAAGGGAGTTAAACTCAGTCGCGTTTAAAGTTCCGGGTATCATCGCTTACTGTAGTGGCTGCTCCAGAAATTCCTTGCGAGCCTGTAGTACCTTGAGATCCGGTTATTCCCTGCGTTCCAGTAGTACCTTGCGCACCGGTCGTTCCCTGTGTACCCTGTACACCAGTACTTCCTGTACCACCGCCAGCACCCTGGGTTCCGGTCGTTCCCTGTTCGCCTGTCGTCCCTTGAGTTCCCTGTACACCGGTGCCTCCGATAGTACCATCAACGCCTTGCGAGCCAGTAGTTCCTTGTTCGCCTGTCGTCCCTTGAGTTCCCTGTACACCGGTGCCTCCGATAGTACCATCAACACCTTGCGAGCCAGTAGTTCCTTGTTCACCCTGAGTTCCCTGAAGTCCTTGTTCACCTTGATTGCCTTGGAGTCCTTGAGTTCCCTGTACACCGGTTCCGCCGACTGTTCCACTGACACCTTGAGATCCAATAGTTCCTTGTGTTCCAGTTGTACCTTGTGTACCCGTCGTTCCTTGTTCGCCTGTTGTACCTTGAAAACCTTGTGTTCCAGTACCACCAAGGCCCTGTGTTCCAGTAAGACCTTGTGTGCCTGTCGTTCCTTGTACACCGGTTGCTCCCTGAGTACCGATCGTTCCCTGAGTTCCAGTTGTACCCTGAATGCCTTGCGAACCAGTTGTACCTTGAACGCCAGTCGCACCTTGAATACCAGTAGGACCCTGTGTACCCTGGATGCCCTGGAATGCTGCTGCGCCCTCAAGTCCTTGAGTACCTTGGTTTCCTAAATTACCTTGTACACCCTGAGGTCCCTGCACACTCTGTGGGCCCTGAATACCTTGAGTACCTTGGTTTCCTAAATCACCCTGAACACCTTGCGATCCCTGAATGCCTTGAGTGCCTTGCTCTCCCACAAAGCCTCGCGTACCTTGAATTCCCTCGTCGCCTCTTATACCCTGAGTACCTTGAAAACCTTGAGTACCTTGAAAACCTTGAGTACCTTGACCGCCAGTGTTTCCATTGCTACCCTGAAGACCTTGTATACCTTGAGTACCTTGTATACCCTGTGGGCCTCTTATTTCTCCACCGTTAATCCAAGTTGTGCCGTTATATGCCCAGACATCACCTAGTGCTTCGTCAATTACTGCGTCGCCAGCTAAAGCTGCTGGAAAGGCGGCATTTAAAGTAGTTTGAGGGTTATTTGGAGGAGCCACATTTACATCTGGTACGGAACCAATGATATTAATACCAGGCCCTAAATTCCCTTGTACGCCCTGAAAACCTTGGATACCTTGTACGCCCTGCGGGCCCTGTATGCCTTGGGAGCCAATGCCTTGTATGCCTTGAATACCCTGTACGCCTTGAATACCCTGTGATCCTGGACTTACAACGTTCCAATTAGCTCCATCAGATATTCTTAATGCACCATCTTCTGCGTATAAAATAGAACCTTCATATGCAGTAGGATCTAATTGAATAGGTAGTGCCTGCTTAATAGCAGGCCCTATTATTGGAATTTTACCTCTTAGTGTCTTAAGAGTCATATATCAATCCTCCAAGTATTCTTCTGCTTGCCCAAGTGTAAACGATAATGTAATGTCTATAGCATCGTTTGTACTCGCCTTCGCCTCAAGAAGATCTCCATTATAGAAGAACTGTCCATTGAGTGGAAACGGAAGCACGTCGTATCCTGGAATTGGTATGTTTGTTGCTAGAGAAAATGTGCCAGTGACGGATGTGACTGGATCTGTAGAGTAATCATATAGACGATATATCTGAAGATCTACATACACGGTATTTGGTGTTTTATTTGAAATCATAAGTGGAGATATAACTTCTGCTACACCAGGCGCGGTTATAAAGCTACCACCAAACACAAGTTCTGGTACTTCAAAATCAGGCACTGAAATAATTTCAACAAAATTTGTTGTTAGCGTTTTATTTACTGCTACTGGTTTTGCGTCCGGAGACTGCGATGTTCTAACTGTCGTGATTACAGTGTTTGCTGTCATAAGATTGCCCTACTATTTGAAGCCCTACGAGCTAGTTTTCTAACTGAAGATGTAAACGGTCTTCCTTCAAGGCGACCGGTTCTACCATTGATTTTAAGACCTCTTGCGAAGTATTGGTTATTTAATTCGTCTGCACCGGACCATCTTACTCGTCCACCATCTTCTTGAGATACAGAAGCAGATGCTGAAATCGGCGCACCTAGTCTTCTAAAGTTTAGTGGAAGCGCATTTATGTTAACACCGGCTGATGCAAGGTTGAATTGATGCGAAAGACTTTCAACGAGACTTCCAAAATTAATAACGCTAGGATTTCTTACACTGGCAATCAATACGTCGTCTATCAATCCGTCTAGCATAGTTTCGTTTGCTACCGATGTTGTGATGTTGTTTTTAATATACGTTCTTATGTGATTAAACGATCCAGTGAAGGCATTTAATAGATCGACGTCATTCGCTCCATCTGAAACCCAGGCAGAACCGTTTGAATAGTAAACCGTACCTGCATACAAGTTAGATGGTGACGAGTATACTATGATGGCATCATTAACATTGACGGTGGTCGCACTAACCGCAGAAGTAGAAGCATAACTTCCGATGTAATTTAATCCAACCGTGTTTGGGTTGAATACTGAAAACACGTGCTTACCTTGGAAGTTAAACAATCCGGCTGTAAATATTCTAGTTCCTGTTTGTCTTCCAAGTTTAAAATCGTTCGCTATTGATGTTATGAGATTTCGCGCATCTCTTCGAGTTAAATTGTCATCTATGAAGTTGTATTCAGAGTTAACAAACGCAACCGTTAGCTTCTTTAACTTCTTTACGTTCTTTTCAATTAGTTCCTTGCTATTTTTATAAACTGTGCTAACCCATGAAAGATCTGGCTCTTGAGCACCAGGAAGTTCTTGAAGACTGTTCTTAGATATCACTCTTTCTATTATGCCTGTTAGTTCTATACATCTGTTTGCTTCAGCCTGTGTCGCGATGCCCGAAGCGGTTGATTGACCGCTAAGAGTGCCCAACATAATTGAAGAACAAATCGTACCTAAGAATCTAATTGCGTCTGCAGTAGGAGCTCTTTGGTCAACTGGCAGCGTGCTAACTGCGTTTGTGAAATACGCGTCAGCATTTACTATCGTAGCTATGTTACTGTTATAGTTAAGATCGTGTGTTAACGCGTCAACGATAAACCCTGTATCCCTGCTGCATAATGTTTCGTCGTATACTAATGCCGGATACGTGGTGTTAATATAGCTTATTACTCTGTTTCTGATAAGTGTTCTATTTGCAATTAGCAAGAGTCTTGCTTTATTAAAGTTTGTGTTTCCTGTGCTTGAGAATACGAGCGCATCTGCAGAAGCTATGCCGTTTTCTAGAATGTCTATAATTTCATCGAAAGAATCGTCTGTTCGAGTTACGCTCTCTGGGCTTTCTTCTAACAGCTCGGCGACGGTGGTCTTAAGATATTCAATTGCGCCGGATGTTTCGACGAGTTGTTCATCCACAACGATTTCTGATTCTGCTCTTCTGTACGCGATGCCGTTTACGATGGACCAATAGTTCGTTCCGAGAGCAAGATCGTATCCGACTCCTTCTAGAATATACCCAACGTCTCTTTCGCATTTTGTTGAGTTATAAGTTTGAAGACCTAAACCACCAACTGATGTATTGGCGGTAATGTAGTTATCTATTAAGTCATCTATGATTGTATTTGCGCTGTTTGTAAGAGTGTCAGCTAAAACCGTATTTGAAGATAGTAAAACTGAAGTCTGATAAGGATTGAAAACCGGTGTAGAACCCTTTGCTCTCATAGATATATCGCCAAACTGTGTTCCAGAGTTGTTTAGAGTAATCTGTCCACCGTTTAGGGCGTAGAAAGAGCATCTTGAAAAGATCGATAGAGAGCTGATACCGTTAATGCCTGCGCCGTTCTTCGCAACATATCCAATACCGTTTTGAGTTCTTGGTGTTGCGCCGAACGCAAGTATGTATGGGAATAACGAATCTTGATCGACGTGAGCGCGATCCGCGAGTATCATACCACCGCCACGCCCAACGTCTTTATTTGGATAATCTTCTTCCCCAACATCTGTAATCGTCGCAGTTCCGCCAGATGATGTTGTTATAGAAGTGTTTGATTCAAAAAGACCTGTGTTATTTCTAACATAGATGGTACCACTGCCGATTTCTGCTATTCTGGATATGACACCAGCAACACCGTTACTAGTCTCTATTCTATCACCAACTTCAAACTTGCTCGCACTCGGCGAAACATTCGAAATAGTTAATTCGTACCCAAGATCGTCGATAGTTCCTCTACTATTGAAAGGATTTAAGAGAGGGGGTATATCTCTTTCGAAATAATTTGATATTTGGCTACAGTCTCTGAGGTAAGGAGATCTTGTAATTTTTACGCCTGGTCTAAATGCAAAGGCAAAACCGCCAGTAGGATCGTCGAAGTTATCTACTTTAAAGTTAAAGAAAGAAAAACCTTGCACATAGCAACCAGAACCAAGAAGAAAGCAATTCTTTGATTCGTATCCATTGTTCATAACTATGTTTGTTGTATACTGACCAGAAGATGAAGTTACGGAACACCAATCAGGAAGAGACAGCTCTCCGTTTGTATAGTACGATCCAGGATTTACTGAAATGTGTACTAATTTTCTTCCTAGTATATCAGTTGGTACTGTTAAGGACGCGGCGTTAGCCATCTGTACCGCTTTTTCTAGCGTGGCAACAGGCTGCATATAGCTTCCGGGATTGTTATCGTTCCCATCAACGCTAACATATATCTTTTTTGCTTTTTTTACAGATTTTGAAATTTCGTCATATAATTGCGAATACGACATCGCGACGGTTTCACCTAAAGATATATCCTTTAGATAAAAATAGTCGTCGCCGGAGATGCTAGGTGTGAATTCTGTGTCTACATTTATGTTTGGATTGTTAATAACGGAATCATCGATTATAGAATCTTGTATTGTAGAATCTTGCACCGCAGAATCGTCGATAGTTACATTATTCAACGGAATATTTTGAATGTAATCGCCGCCATCGATCTTGATCGTATCGAAAATTTCTTGCTGAACCGCATTTACTAACTCGGCGCGAGTAAGAGTCTTTGTTCCATCGTCGCCTTGATCTAGACTAACAGTAACAAACAAATCTTTGGATTTTGTGAGACTGCCAGTAATCCTACCAAGTTCTGATATTTTAGACATAGAAAGAAACCTCTTTTTCTTTTATTTATATCGAAGACATAAAAACATTATGTTTGTCTTGCGGTTGTTATATGGTAAGCATTATATAGATACACCTACTCTCTAATTATAACACATCGCCAAACAGTTTTAACTAACGTTTTTAATTGCCTTTATCTCTGCTTGGAGTTCTTTGACTGCCTCAATAAGAAGACCGACTATATTACCGTAAGCAAGAGTTTTAAACCCGTCTTCATTTGTAACAACTGCTTCTGGTAACACCAATTCAACTTCTTGCGCGATTAAACCAATTTTTCGCGTTTCTTCTTCGTCATCTATTCTAGAAAACGTGACTCCTCTTAAAGCTAGAGTTTTTTCAAGAGCGTTTTCTATAGTTAAAACGTTTTTCTTTGTTCTTATATCAGAAAAGGCCGTAATGTCACCAGAAGCAGTAAATGTTCCGGTGTATGACCCAGACATGCTAACAGTCGGCGACCAACCTTCACCGGCAGTACCTCCTATAGAAATACCGTTACCCTGTGTTAATCCTGCAACGTAGTTACCAGTTGTATCCGTTCCAAGAGCAACACTGTTCGGTGCTACGGTTGCGGTTAATGTAACGTTCTGATCACCTTTGATACTAACACTACCAGATAAATCGCCACCAAGTGTAAGAGTTCTTGCGGTTGTCCACGAATCGGCGGTGCTAGCGGCGCCTCCACTTATCGTTGCGGTCAATGTAACGTTCTGATCACCTTTGATACTAACGTTACCAGTTAAATCGCCACCAAGCGTAAGAGTTCTCGCGGTTGTCCATGCCCCAGCGGTAGTTGCAGTGGATGCGTTACCAGTAAGATTTCCTACAATGTTGCTACTAAATGTTTTCACACCGGCTATTGTCTGATTTCCAACCGTGTACACGCCATTTGTTACAGTGTCAGCATTACCAGTAAGATTTCCAACAAAGCCGCCGTTTCCAGAAGTTATACTACCGGCAACACTGAGATCACCTGCCGTTGTTAGTCTTAACTTTGCAGCCCCGCCGCCAATATCAATGATAAAGTTGTTGGTTGCGGTGTCTTCAAATCCTGTTTGCCATATATTAGAAGATGAAGAAAAGTTTACTCTAGGTCCGGCTGTACTCGTAAGAGTTTGAAGAACTTGAGTCGAATCTGTTATGTTTATCGGAGCCGAAGCAGATATTGAAGTTGACCCAGCCTTTGGGGAAATAGCATCAGTTCTTAATGTATTAAACGCTATTACCGTATTGGCGGTGAATGAACCTACAAGAGTTGCGTTACCTGTAGTAGTGTCACCTAGAGCAGAAGCTGTTACCGCATCGGTCTTAAAAATATCCACAATATCATTCGTCTTATCTAACCACGCTTGGAAAGTTTGCGCGGTAGTGACCTGTGTTAAACCTGGTTTTGCCATTTCTTAAATACCATCTTTTATGTCTAGTCTCTCACAGAGAAGAGAGAGAGTCTTTTTTATTGCTACTACATCCTGGCAAAGACGATCGTACTGTCTTAGCTTATCTCTTTCTATCTTGTATTTATTAAGAGCTGACACGTCGTTATTGACTAACGCTTTTGATGAATTGTCTCTAATCATGTTAGTGCTATTCCTCTGTAATCCAACAACCTAGGCGCTTTAAAAATATCTTCAGAAAGAAGTTCTATTTTTATCGCAAAACGGCGGTAACCTTCAAACGTTGAGATGCTGTTTGTATATGTTAGCACTCCGCTTGTTTTTGCAGTATTAGGAACCGTAAACACAAACTCCCTAAAGTCTCTTATATTACTAACGGATGAGAACTGATTCACTCCTTGAGTCAATTCTAGTTCTATCCAACTGTTAGTTTCAAATACGCTAGGATCTTCTGCTGCCTGTGGTTTTATATACACTCGAACATCGGTTCCGTTTGGACGATAGGCGGTAACATATATCTGCATATCTTCCGCGTCAAGACTTTCAACTAATTCTACCGTTTTGGATATATATTTTGAAGTTGTCGCAGGATCATTTGTAATCTTGTATTGATATGCGAGGACAGATGCCATCTCTACGTCTATAAACGGTGTAGAAGTTACATTTTCACCATTAGACATGTTTACGGTGAAATAAAGACCCTTTGCTCTTGTTATATCATTTGATTTACTAAATACGACCATTCCTTTTTCAGTAAATACAGTCTTATCATTGAATGGCGTATCTTTAGTATATGTATTTGTAGTAACCGCTGGGTCTACGAAAGTTCCACTGAGAGTTGTTCTAGTCACACTATTGTTTGTTCTTGTAATAGAAGGTTGCAAGTAACTAAAGTTAACGTCATCTATACTTAACACAGTAGCTTCAGCTTCACTATCAAATCCATAGATCGTATCACTTGACGTAAACTTTCTTGTAGATGTTGCGGTGGATCCCTCAAGAATTATGAAGTCCGGATACTTGGAATTGTAATGAACTAGAGTTCCAAGAGTAATTGGAACCGCGTCAAGGCTATCTGTGAATGATGCCGGACTATCGGCAACGATAACTGTAGAGTTTGAACTGTTAACTCTGAAGATCTGTTTATTTGAAACGCCGTCGTTTAAGAGTATATAATCCCCACTTGAGTACGTGGCTGATAGATTTGTACCAGTGATAAAGTTATTTCCGCTAGTTACACCTACCGTGTTTGAAGTAGAACCGTCTCTTGACTCTATGGTGTATACTTGTTCGCCAGTATTAAAGACACCCGATGTAGAACTTAAGCTAATGAACTCGTGATCGTCATTAACAAGAGTGACCGATCCTGTACTAGCATTAAAGTTATGACGATATAGGGCAAACTTAATATCTTCATCTTGATATGAATACCAAGCAGTTCCGTTTGTAGAGGTAAACAGAACCCCGTCACCCCAGTCTTGAACAACCGGTAGTCCTTGGTTTGAGCCAGGTGTTAGGTTAACACCGCCAACTTTAGATGTGAATATAAGATAGTCTGGATCTGAAGCATCTGGTAACACTACAAACGCGTATTCCTTTTCAACGTCAAGTCTTACAGGAGTCTCGAATGTTACGGTAGTAACAACAGACGCATCGTCTGAAGTTAGAACTTGCGACGGTGTTAAATGCACCCTTGAGAACGGAAGCACAGTATATGATGGGTAACCGTTTATGACTTCTCGTATTTCAACATTCACGCCGTTTATGACGCTCTTTCTCTTAAAGAAAAGATCTAGTTTTGAAACAAATATCGAGTTTGATCCAAGACCCATGCCGCTTTTTACGAAGAATGTCTGTGCAATAGGATCTTTTCCTCGGCCTCTCACCGCAGGTGGTCTAGTTGGAGGTGTTGGCGATGGTGGATCAGGAATAGGAGGTGGAGGTAGAGCTCTTCTTATAGATGTTCTATCAGTGGTAGTTTCACTTATAAATGATTGAGGAGTTCTAGTTGAGACTGTAAGCGAAGATTTTTCAACAGAGAAGTTATATGCTCTGTATGTTACTTCACCATATGATGTAGAGCTACTTTCGATTGACTCGTATTGATCTACATCAACTACTTCTAACTTTCTATCCCCTACAAAGAATGTCTTTGGTGGCAGTAAGAATATTGCGCGAACCACACCGTTTTCATCAGAAGTTACTGTATCTCCAGCAGAACCGAATCTACGTATTGTATCTACATTATCGACCCTATTCCCAGGAATGATATATTGATTTACATCAACTTTATCAAAGAAGAAGTAATGAATGGTATTTGGACGAAGCCCGGCCATATACACTCTAACTGCTCTGGAACGCATGTAAGGATTAAAGCTAAAGTTTGTAACAAAATCACCAACTGACTGTTCGATTACCTGCACACCAGTAGGACTGACGGTTCTAGTCGTGTCTTCCCACCTATCTTCCCAAGTAGCCCCAGTTCCTCTTCTACCTATAACACTTCGTCTTCCTGGATCTATCAGGGTGCTGCCAATGATAGTGCTGTTTGTTGACGTAAGAGGTATAAATTCTTGAAGTGCGTCTGTGAACTGTTGGAACGGAGTTACTAGATCAATATCTATATTGACTGGATTTGTAACTGTATCATATGCAGAATCGTATTCCGGTTTGAGTATGCCTTGACCAAGATAACTATAAAAATTACTGACGCAGTTTCTAAATTCCGTTGCGTACGGTTGCGAAAGAACTGCAACGTCTGTATTTCTCTGAAGTGTTGCTACTTTTGCGTCTGATGTTGACGGGAATAAAGAAGCAGACGAAGATGAATTGTACCTAAGGTTCAACGGATATGTCTTAACGGCTGGCATAAGAGACTTTTCTGTAAAGTCTAAAGCAGCATTAAACTCGGTGTTCTCAAGATTTGCGATACTAAGGTCATTAAATGGATCTACTACGATACCATTTTTAAATCTGGACAGCCCGTTCTCGTCTGTTATATTTAAGTTTTGAGTATCGGCCTCAAGAGCTGATAAAAGAACATAATATCCTAGATTATCAAGTTTCTTTTCGATATTCTCAATATCTTTCATCTTATATCTGTGAGTTCCCTTAGGGGTCAACTTAACTGAATACTTGAGTTGATTTTGAGCTGCCGCCTCGTCTGGCGTTAAAGCAGGTATACCTGGAATGTATATTTCCGATATCTTTATATGATCGCCGGTTATATTTGGCACTACCGCAATTTCGGCTTCGGTTCCCTTTACTACTTCTATCTTACCGTAAGAATCTACAGTCACTGCGTCGATTCTATTTAGATAGTATTCGTAATCAATTTCAGCAAACTGCCTAAATGCTGGAGTAAGTATTTCACGACCGCCTGGCAGAGTAAATACTGGTGCAAGATTTACACCGGTTGTAGAGCTACTAACGGTTGGTGCCGTTCCTATTAACGCCGCATTTGTGTAGTTTGCGCCACTCTTTGGATCAACATATGGTCTAAAATCTATACAATCACGCGGATTGAAAGTTTTGCCGCCACTCGTTTTAAATATCTGAACCTTATTATTAGGAACTCCTGATCCAACGTAGCTATTTACGGTGAAGAAGTATTGTCCTCCAGTATCATTTAATTTAAATGCTTTCATGCTAACAGTCATTAGGCCAGAAGAAGGAGCGGGTCTTCCTGGTATAAATTCTATGTAAGAGTGATCGTAATAGTTATCTTTTTGGTTTGTTCTTAATCTAAAGCTGTCAGTCACGTTATTATTTAACGAATCTACAATCGACGATATCTCGTAAACATCTGGGAACCCAAGATTAAACTTTGAAGAATCATTTATATCGGTGTTTGCGAAAGTACATTTTACAAAAAGATCCGTAGAAACTTTTGTGAAAGGAGTAGCACTCACGATTCTCTTATTAAAATAAACTGTAGCGGCCGCCGTTGTGCTGCTAGCAAGTGTTAACACGAGATTACCGCCGGAAATAATTGTGCTAAGCACATTTATCTTAAGATTATTATCGTCTACATATAGTATATCATCATTGTCTAAATTGAAATCTTCTCCAATACCAGGAGATAAAATTATAGAAGTTCCTGATTGCCCAGTTAATGATCTAGATGTTCTTACAGGCAGCGATATATTGCTTGTAGATTTCAAGCTTGTCATGCCGGTGTCAAATATCATAGATGTTTGACTTGCTTGCTGAATTACAGAATTATTCGAAACTCGTAATTGCCCACTCGTTCCCTGTATTCTTTCAATGTCAGTGATTTTATTTCCACCAGTTAGACGAATATCAAACAGGAACACCTTGTCATTAGTTACGTTGCGAACTCTAGCAGTTCCAGCTGCAGCGTTTGACGTGTTTCTTAAAGATACTGTTGAGAAGTCTCCTAGAGTTACTTCTCCAGAAGATGCAGTACTAAGAAGATTTAAGTAACCACCATAATCAAATGATACCGCTTGGTTTGTTCTTTGGTCAATAGCAGTATTTGAAATATCATCTATGTTAAGAATTACTTCTCCTAAGCTTTCAACACGATAACCCTTTATATATGCTAGGCCGCTGCTAACACTAGCCTTTAGCGCTCCGTCTCTTCTTATAACTTTCGTATTAAAGTCTCTTACTATGTAGTCGCCAGATTCTTCATATGTGCGACGTGCCATTTCTTCACCTAGCGCGTTATACTGAGATACGTCTCTAAGAAGAATAGGACTACCGTTCGTATAGCGAGTAAGAGTAAAAAATGCAGTGTCGGAGTCGGCTACGTTTGTAGGAAGAACTGTAAGAACTGGTATAAGTTTAAGCCTGTCTGCTCCAGGCGCGTTTTGGTTCGTCGATCCATTTGCGTTATCAAAAAGAGAAGAGTCTTGGAACGAGTTCACTATGCGTTCTTCAATAGTATATCCAACGGAAACATTGTCTGGGATACCAGTGTACTTTGATATTACGACGAGTTGCTCTTCTGCGTATAGAAAGTGACCTTTCTGGAAAAGAATGCCTGGGGCTGATCTTAAACCAAATGAGTTACCAACTGCGCCGGAAAACGTTGTGACGTTTATTGTCGCTACTTCTTCTTCAGTTCTGTTAATACTAGTTCCAATCTCGACAATGCTTATCTTAAAAATTCTAATAAGTTCGCCGGGCTGGAATACTTTATTTCCGGATGATGTTGATGTATAGTTTATATAGAACGTGTTCAAATCTGGGTTTCTCGTTTCAAAGCCACGAGAACCGGCTATGACTCTTGCCGTGACTCCAGATACCGCACCTCTGAGTTCGAATGAATTGTCTCGATCGTATTCGGTCGCTCCAATTTCTACGGTGTCATTAAAGCCAACATAATTAGTTGGATCAAAACCAACTTTATCGGTCACCTTGACGTAGTTTAGGTCTTTCAGCTCAGTAAAGTTACAACCTTTGATGATAGATCCTTCTTTAAAGATATTATCACCGAACTGTTCTATCTGATTCTGAAAAATCGTTTGTAGTTGAGTTAGTTCTCTTGCTTGCACAGCAAATGCAGGCTTGAACAGAATTCTATGAAACTGCTTCGTAAGATCAAAATCATCGAAGTATGGTGCAACGTTAAGGTCTTTATTAATCGGCATTTATGTTTCCTTAAAACTCAAGAAGTATTTTGAATCGTTCACTTGACTCTTCTGTTCTAGTAATTGGTTCGAAGCTGCTCATATAGTAAACTTCTCCGGATCTTTGTACATATGGAGATAATCTAAAACCAGGGTAATTCACACCGTAATCAATAGGATACGCTGGATTGTTATCGATATTTATCACTAGAACTTCGTTCTGTGGAGATAGCAGAGGAAGATTAACTTTTAGAGATATATCACTAAAGTCAGTGTTTGCATAAGTACCAATGTCATTAGGAAATGAACCCATGTATTCACACAAGTAAATAAAGTTATTCGAAACATTATGAACTTTTCCGCGAAAACGAACTTCGTTATAAAACTCGCTCGTAGTATCTGCCGTTTCAATCTGGGTAACTATTTCGTCTGCAGATAACAAATGAGAATCTAGAGCTAGTTCGATTCTGTTATCAAATATACTAGGTTGTATGGTCTTAAATTCTGGATTTTTTACTATCCCAATACTTGCAAATTTGTTAGTTGAAGAAATGATAGTATTATCAAAATCCGTTATATCTACATAAACTAAAGCATGACGGCAAGAAAGCTCGTCAACCAAGTTTGAAGCATGCCCACCAGGTGGCGACAGCACTTGTCTTAAGATTGCTCTTTCGTTCAACGAACCAAAAGCAACCGGATCAAATGCAAACGGATCCGGCACAGTAGCGGTTGCATTTGTGTAACCAGAACCTTTATTTAAAACCCTGACTGTTTCTATTGCGCCAAGATTTGAAACATTTGCAATCGCAACTGCGCCAGAACCATCGCCTCTTATATCAATTCGTGGGAGTAGACTATATGAAGAGGTTGTTACCAACACACCATCGTTTGGAACACCTTCATCTAATTTTATCGTTGCTCTTTTGGTTGTAGGATTGTATGCATAAGAAGATACTCTGTACGCTCTTGAATTCGGGATATTATTTGTTACATAAAATGTATATCCAGCATAATAGTTTCCAACTGCACTTAAGCTATTAACAACGGTTTCGCTAATAACTATTTCGCCGGTGACTGAGTTAATCTCGAATATACTCCCTTGGACTTTTTCGTATCCTTTGTTCGTATTGGCGTTTGTAACAAATATTTGATCTACAGAACTGGTATCAGACACGACTGTATTAGAATTCGCTTCATTTATAATAGGAATGTATCCTAAGTTATTATATTTTTCAAATTCTATTTCACTTAAGCTGTACATAAATTTCCATACATATCCGTCTGGCATAATATAGATCTGATCTGCCGTAGAAAGACTGTAGTTTGGCGGATTTATAGATCTTGCTCCGTAGTTATTAAACAGGCACTTGTATATACGATAGTCGCCAGTTTGATTGTTTTCCGGGTATACTACAGCATAGTACATCTTTTTACTAATATCAATTGAGTCGTCATATTGGTCGTATGTAGTATCAGAAAGCCATGGATAGTTTCTTATCATATAAAAAACTTCTTCAGAATTAATTCTCTTTCCAAAAAGAGTATTTTCTAAAAAGTTTAGCTTACTTGTATTTGAATTAATGACAGACGTGTTTGAGGTCTTTGACGCAAAAAGATAGTAACTGTTAAATCCTATATCCTCGACAAATAGACGAGTCAAGCCAGATCTATAATTGCTCGTTGCAACTGTTCGTGTCATATATAACCTCTACTTGGCTTGCGCCCTGCATTTTGCTTTTATTTATTCTATTTATTCTGGCTGGGCTATAGTCGCATTACTAATATTAACGTTTGACTCTACCATCTCTTCAAGATTAAATCGCCCAAATACTTTTGTTCCCGCGACGTGAGTTACTTGTTTTAGAGGCTCTTCGTATTCTCTTATATCAATCTTGGATTGAATTTCATAAGAATATTCTTGATAGTATCTATTGTCATGGACTCTCTTTCCTGAGTCGTAATATTTATCAACACCGTCGCCTATTATTGTCTTTGTATAACCGTTTAGGTGCGAATTGACAGAAGACCAGAACCCGCCAGAAGAACCTTGCCCACTAACAGAAGTTGTTCCCACGGTAGCAACATTCCCGTTTTTATCAATTATTTCTGCGGTTCTATTGTCTCCATAACCATAACCAGAATCTATAACAGACACTTTTCGTATTCTACCAACACCAAACGATGTTACCGCATCGATATTTGCGTTAAACCCAGATATTTCGCTTGAAGAAAAATCTTGAGAAACAGAAACAACGTTCCAATTTGCCCCGCCAAAGGTTATGTAAGTAGACGCGTTAAACCCAGTATATGAATAAGGTCTTACGGTTAATGTGCTATCTTGTATAGCAATAACCTTTCCTCTTATTAAACCTTGGGCTATCTCACTTCCAACATTTAAAGTAGCTGGTATGTTTTCTAGAGTTACTAACTGTTTCTTCTTTGTAAATAGCGTGACTCGAGTATCATACGCAATTGCAAACACATCGTTCACATAACTGTCACCAGGATTTACGTTATCAAATCTAACAATAGTTCCTAATTCAACTGGTAATAAGTCAAACGCGGATGATAGCACGGTGTTTATAGTTACAGGATTCGTCCCACCCGACATCGGCTGCGCGGCCGGCGGAGAATTATAGTTTGCAGCATTAAGAGAAACTCCTACATAATCACCTATGATATCAAAGATTAAAGAAACGGTTTCTTCATTTGTTATTTCTGCCAAAATTACGTCAGCAGTGTTTGCTGTGTCCGGGTAAAGCTGTCCAGGAGAAGTATCATTCTTACCAACAATTCTAATCTCAGTACCTGGAGAAAGGGCTGATATATTAACGTTTACAACTCTATCCACCGTGGAGATAGTGGCGTTGTTTGAAAATTCGTCACCAGCATCCATTTTTACACCAACAGATATATTGTCTTGTCCTATGACTATACCTCTGTTTCCGGCAGTATCTTCCAGTGCTTCAAGTATATTGAATTTTCCGCCGATATTATCTAAGAAGAGTATTTGGTTTGAAACGAGTAGTTTTGTTGAATCAATAGAATAACCCCATCCACCATCAAGAATGTTGTACTCTATAATACCAGTGAAATTTTCAGATACTTCCGTGACGGTTCCGTACGCGCCAATTCCATCTGGGACTGTTCTAAATGTAACTAAATCACCTACTTGGTTATTTAACGTTCCTCTGAAGTTAGTATCAACGTCTACGGCTGTTAATGACCCGTTAATAATTCCAAAACTAATTGGCACGCCATCTAATTCACAAAATATGTTTTCCAGATTCAAAAAGTCCGCGGTGCTATCATTTATAAAAATGATCGGTATGAACGTATTATTGATAAGTATGAAGTTAATCTTATCTACGGTTGCTTTTGTTTTTGAAGCACCGCCAGTAATCTTTTTTCCAATTATATCTATATAAGTGTAAGTCTTTCCTGGTGCTCGCGGAGAAGAGAATAACCCGTCGTTTGGTACCATCTGTAGATATCTTCCGCTTCTCCATATGGAATCCGACGGCTTAAAGACATCTCTTGATGGGTTATATACTTTAATAGCTTCATTGTAAAAGAGTCGAAAGAATAATTCTAATCCGTTCTTCGATCCTTTTCTACGATATAAGCCAAGAATGTTCTTAATTACTATGCGAACAGTATTATCATTAAACGGAAGATCGGAAAGATACTTATTTTTAAAAAATATGACGAACCGATCTAAAGTTGTATCAATATCACGATACTCAAATATTCTTCTACTGTTGTAGATGGACTGGTTATCTTCTGTTTCTAAAAATTTATAATATTCTTTTACAAATTGAATTAGCTCAGCTCCCTCCTCACGATATATCGCCGGAAACTGTCTTTCTATGTGAAAGGATATTAGCTTATCTATTGACATTACTTGGACTCTATGAAATTGATGACAATATCTTCATCTCTTATCGTAAGGATACGACTCTTAGGGGACTTTACATCCGCAGACACCGAGGCTGCGTATATTTTAATTGCGTTTCCAGAAAAACCTTCTACGACAAAGTTCACGAGAGAAACGAGGCCAGTTGAATAATCAACAGTACCAACTGATGGATTTAGTATTTCAGTGTTTATAGAACTAGCACTTACTACTTGCATGCTACCATCACCGTTATCTTGAAGTTTTGACTTAATTCCCTTATACGTAAACGAAGTACTAACTATAGAGGGTTTAAAGTCTGCGAATCCGGTCGCAGCACGATAAGGGTACGGTTTAACTAGGGGCGTATCAAATCTAAACTTTGGATTTAGCGTAAGATTAAGAACCGGTGCGTACTCGATAATCGGGTTTAGACATAGAGAGTTACTTAAAATACCATCATCAATGTCGTCAATGATTGCGGCAAGCCTTGACAATCTAAGAGTCTCACCAAAATCATCTAAGTTTGTGGAGTTATAAGATAGTACTCTATTTCTTATGAGAGATTCTAGTTCCTGTGTAGACTTGGTCGTAAACTTCTTTGAATATGTTATGTCGATTATTGTTTCAACATAGAGGAATTCTGGGTCAATGAAAATTGGTTCAATCGTAAGAGGACTCTTATCAGAAATATATCTTATGTATTCACTCTTACTCGTATCAGAAAGAATTCCTTCTCCCTGTAAATTGACTGTGATTGCGACTCTACCGTATTGTGGAGGATCCAACTCGTCTCCGCCGTACACGGAAACTGATTGTATTTCTGGAAACCGCTGTCTTAATAGGATAGCATAATCGTTTGCTGTCACGGCCCTATCTTGTATTTGAATAGACTTGGGTGCAAAAAACTTAATGCTTTCAAGATTTTCTCTTTCGGCGCCACCGCTAGCAACTGCAACAGTTGAGACTGTTACGTTTGGCTTAAACGTAGTTGAAAATCTGCTTGCGCCGTTTGCCTCTGTCCCGTTACATGAGCGATACTGAACTTTTACGTCAATATCCTTTTTAGGCTGCTCTCCATAGACATCTCTTCCAAAATAAATCGAATAGGTATCATCAAAATTTGCATCTAAGTAAAATACTTTACTAGTTGGAGTTACACCAAATATGTCTGGAGTGTACACGAATTGATTGAGGCCTTCAGTAGCTACTTCATCTACAAACACTTCAATTGAACTAATGTCTATATTGTTGTTCGTGAGATTACATCTCAGAAAAGTTTCTTCGTCAAGAAAGAAACCGTCTTTTTCAAACTGCGTAAGAATTTCACCTTCGAATATCTCTACGTTTGTTGCAACAAAAGTATTTCCAGTAGTTCTTTTTGCGATGTATGATTGGTTTGTTAAGAACGTGTATGAACTTCCTTGCAACGTAGTCACAAATTCCGTAAACCTTGGAATAGAAATAGTTTGAGATTGCGTTGTAGAATCAATAATGCTCAGATTTACAACCGCTTTAGCAGATGATCGTGATCTTGGCAGATAGTTTAGTTCTTTCGCATGAGATACGACTGAGTTCTTAAGAACTGCAGAGTCCAAAAACATCTCGTTAATCGCCATGTTCGTATAAAAGTTATTCATATGGGTATTATACGCTAGAACATCCAAAAGAACGTTCATATTCGAACCCGCAAAGTTGTAATCTTTAAATTGAGTCTGAGTCTTAAGGAATTCTATAAATTGATCCTTAACCGCTGCGAAATCGAGCTCATTGATTGGTTTCGTAGCCATTTATCTTGTCCTCTCTAGGAACACCGTTAGTGTGATCGGCTGTTCGACGTTATTTATGTAAAAATAGATTGCGACTTGAACAGTAGATTCGTCTAACGAAGATTGGACTATTACATCTAATAGAGTCGCTCTCGGTTCATAGATTCTTACCGTTTCTTTTACCATCTCTTGAATAATCTTTATCGTGGCCGGCGTATTATTTTCAAAAAGCATAGCACGAATATTACCGCCGACTAGAGGCTGCATTAACCTCTCACCTCTATCCGTTAGAATAAGGTTTTTTATTGCTTCCTTTACGGCCTCTTCGTCCCTTTTAATAGCAAGGTCTTCTGAAATTGGATTTTGAGTCATGTCTTTATGAAAGTCTGAGAACAGACTAGGCCTACTTCTACCTGGAGAGTTTAATTGTACTACCACTTATAATCCCTCATGCCTTTGACCACGTTCTTTCCGGTCCTACGTCTATATGAATAAAGTTTCCTGACCCAGAGCCGTATCTTCCTATTCCTCTAAATCCGTGTATTCTCGCCAATCTTATAAACTCTTCTTTAGTTTCGTCGTTTATGCCAGACCAAGATATATCTAAAGCCTTTCCTTGCATATGCAAAGAGTTCTTAGCGGCGCCTTTCAGCTTAGCATTATATTCAGGTGATCTATATCCACTATTTACAAACAGAGATCTGCCAAAGTCTTTCTGCACTTTCATTAACATTGCTCTTACTCCAATGTCAACTTTTTCCCAACCATCTCTTCCTAAAGCAGCAACCCACCTACCGTTAAACGTTACTCTAGAGTCACCCTTACCTTCGTTCCAAGGAGTTACTGCTTGAAAATCTTCCGGGCCCATTGGCGGAATATCTCCAGCGGCTGTATAAATTTCTCTACTTGTATTTATTCCACTACCCTTAGCTGGCAAGTCGTAACGAATCGCTCCGGCCGTTACCGATCTCGTAGTGTTAGGCGCGGAATTTGATCTAAGAATTCTAACCGTATCTTTGTAAGAGTTTATAAATGTATCTAGAGGATTCTTAATTGCATTGATACCGTTCTCTATCTGAGAAACGAATTGACAAAATCTGTATATGAGAAACTGAATGTCTTCGAGTGTAGGGTTTTTAAATATACTCGCCGCGTAGTCTATGATGGCTTCTATCTTAGCTTTAAAGTTCTTAAGGTTTTCTGGGTCAAAGAACTTCAACGCAGCTTCCTTTATCTTTTGAAACTGCCCTCCTATCTTTTCAACTAAGAACGTTTTAATATCAGAGATAATGTTTTCAAGTGAAAAGTTTTCAATTATGCTCTTTACTTTATCAATCACTTTGTCCAAAACTTTAGTTATACCATTCTTAAGCTGATCAATAAGAGACGATAATGAAAAATTAAGAGCAAAGTTCTTTAGTTTATTTACTAGGTTTGCTATGTCTTGAAGCGCGGTGAAGAAAGCGCCGATGGCACCAAAGATGCCTGGAACTAGAGAACAGAAACTGCCGAGTGTACTCTGTGTAAAGTTTTTAGTATAGAATGCTTCAAATTCATTTATTAGTTTTATTGATATAATTGAAGACGTTGTCGATAGTGTAATTGGAGTATAACCAAAGTTTCTTATGAACTCTGCTATTTCAACTGGAGTAAAGATGATGCCGGTGTTAATTCTGTCCGTTAATAGAGGATGTATTGCAGGATCAATTAAACCCTTTACATCCGGCCCATTTCTTGGCGGGTCTTGTATGTCAAATATTCCAGAGCCTTTTACATCGTCTCTTACGAAAAACTGGTTGACAGCAGAAACAGAAGAGTAAAATGGTTCGGCGCCGTAGTTACGAATAACTTCCGTGATTGGATCCGTATCCTCGGCAGAAAAAATAACTCCGGACTGAAATGTGTTGATAAGAGACGAAACACTGTTTGAAGTGAATTCACCAATATCAATTGCTTCAGGAATCTCAAGCTCTATAATTTCGCCGGTAGATCCAACTCTAGTTACACAATTTCTTTTACCGCATAGACCACTTGTGGCCATGTATTATCCTCCGAATACTTAAACGAGTGTACCGCTGCTAGTTCCAGCAAGACCGTTTAAAAACTTTTGTCTTTCGATAGTTCTTCTCTGAACGAGAGCGCTCAAGGTAACGCCACCAGCTTTTGAATACTCAAGCATCTTGGACGCAATCGTAGCATTATCTCTCGTACCGTTAGCAGTTAGTTCGTTTATACTACCAATGTTATAAGCAAAACAAGCAAGAGCATCTTTTGACTCTTGCGACCAATTATAGTTACCCTTCTGATTTATTGTCTCGACGTTGACAACAAACTTCTGAAGGTTTTCTTCAAGAAGTCTCGTTGCTTCTTGTTCAGATATAGGCCCAGGGATCTTTGGTGGCTGGCTTGAAGGACCAACTCCACTGCCGTAACCAATCGACCACTGACCATAGTCTTCATATGGATACTGACTAAATCCTTCGAAGGATTTCACGAGAGATAGAAGATTCATACTTGCATTTGCCGGAGACGAGAATTCTACAGCTGGATCTGCACCAGACGAACCCGACGAAGAGCCACTTCCACTTTCGTCCTGGGATGCATACCCCGAAGAACCGAAAGAAGCACTGTTCTTATAGTTAGTCGTGCTTGCACTCTTTGCAGCTGGTTCTGGAAGTTCAGCGCCTTCTGCACCTGCAGCACCAGTTGCATCGCCAGCAGCGCCGTTAGCCAAATTAATTCTATCGTCCATTTTAACATTAGCCGCTTTAACATGCACATCTCCGCCGGACTGAATATGAATGTCGTCTCCAGCCTTTATGTCCGTGGTTTCGGCCGAATCAATAAACGTTGCTTTGGACTTTATGTTTGTAGATTCCGTGCTCTGTATCTTAACGTCTCTTCCAGCTTTTATGTTTACACTTTCAACGTTAGCCTCAAGACGAAGTTTAGCAGCTCTCATCTGAACTTCTTCGCTTGCATTAAGGTTCATTTGACCGGCAACAGATAGAAGATGGTTGCCGTGAACGATCTGCATTAAATCGCCCTCAACTTCTTCTATCTTATTTCCTTTTACGAGAACGCGGCTGTCTCCCATGATAGTCACTTGACTCTTACCACCAACATATACATGTTGATGCATATCATTTATCTCGTACTTATCAGAGATTGACTTATGAACTGAAGTGCCGTTCGAGTCAATTGATACATAAGAGCCGGATTTGTGGAATATCGTAATTCTTTCTGCGCCTGGAGTATCGTCGAGTTCTATCGAGTGACTTGCTGTTTCAATAACTCTGTTGTATGGATACTGTGCGTTATATGCCGGAGCTGGTTCTTCAAACGAGGAAGTAGTATCGTCGCTGTTCATCTTTGCGGTCGGCGCATCTTTTACTCGGTTCATCTCTTGTAAAAGAACATAAGTCTGATCAATATCTTCGCCTCTTTCGAGTCTTGAGTTTGATGGTTGGCCATAATCGTCAGGAGTAGATCCCTTTGCGATTATATTCGAGTCACGCCCAGGAACTGCACCCCATCCAGTTACAGAAGGATTAATCACTTCGGTCAACTGTGTAGGTATGAGACCAAGTATCATTGGTTGCTGTGCATCACGGCCGTCAACAAAGAATCCGAATACAAATGAGTTTATAGGGGGTAGAGGGGAGTTTGGATCGTAGCTACCATATATAAGAGTAGCCCACGGCAGTTTCTCAGTTGGCACCTGATCCACGGTTCCATGCACTCCAAATGCACGGACCTGGACTCTCTTTTCTAACCGCTCGTCAATGTTGTTCTCAACTACTCCAATAAAGAAGAGAGGTTCGTATAGACCTACACCAGTTTCTCTCATTCTCTTGTACTCCAATCATACTTAACAAGTTTCATATCGGTCTGATGTATGTCTTTATTGAACACATGCGTCAGATCATTTATCATATAGTAACCGGATAGCTGTCTATTCTGCCGGGGGTTTGAAGAGATCTTAAACTCAGGAACCTTAATGTTAATGATATCACCAGCCCTAAGATCGAGGCGGCCATGCGCCTTTGCATAAACGACTGTATGATTTAGGTGGTTACGATAGGCCAAACGGTTAGTGACGATCTCTGGAATAAACTGATCGCCTCTTAATTGCTTCGTTCCAGAATCATCGTAGTCTCGAATAACAATGTATCTTCTCTCGTTTTCTGGAGTAAAATATCCGTTTATGAAATCGTCAGTATGAGTATCTTGACCTTGTCCTTTACCAGAAGAAGACATGTAGTTCTTTTTTGCTTTCTGATAATCATATTCATATTTGTTTGATCTACCTGGGAGAGTTACTTGTCTCTTTATTAAGTCAATTTCTATTACATTACTACGATACGCGCCAGAAATCAAATCCATTGCGCTATTGACTCTATCAGAGTTTCTTATCTCGACAAGGTTCTTCATCTGAGCAAGAAACTCAGTTCCAGACTTATCTACTGCATCACTAAATGTAAATTCTTTGATTTCTTCTTTATTCTCAAGGAAACGATTGATAAGATACTCGTCAGAAACAAAGTAATAGTTTTCAGATGTCTCAAAGAAACGAAACGAGCAGGACGGGCTCTTTCGACTATAGGCGCGATTTGCAAGAAAGTTCATCGCTTGCATAGGTGTATAGTTTGGAATAACGCATCTAAATAAACCGATCGTAGATTCCAGAATAAGTTGCTTTGAGCCTGGGTAGTAATTGTTAAAAATGTTTTCTACGATGTTTGAAACAGTATCGTCGAACGGTTCTATAATTCTTCGAAACATTGCTTCAAAAGAATACTTTGACATAAAGTGTATCTTATAAGTCAATCCGTCGTTTGTCTTCTTGATTTCAACATCGGTGATTTTGTATATTGCGAATTCGTGTGTTACTCTATTCTTTAGTGCATCTTCTATTTGAATTGTAAGCAGTTCTTCACCTCTTAATGGAAGATCTTCAAGTAAACCAATGTTGTCATACACCAATGCGCTACCGCGAATGCTATCCTTATCTAGAGACTCTTCGATCGAGAACTCTGGAATTAAACCGAGTATCTCGATGCCGTCTCCATTCAGCGGAGTGATCACCGCTGAGATAAGCCTATAGTATCCAGGTAAAACAAATCCATTCATCTTAGCTTATCTTCCAATTCTTTTTCTATTTGAGATAGATAAGTGCGATCTATTAGTTGTATATTTCTTTTGTTATCGTTTAAAACTTGTTCATACTCGTATATACGGTATGCTTTCCATTGTTCTGGTACGATACGCTGAAGTACAATTCGTCTCCCAGCTTCGGTTCTTAGTATTAATCTATCTTCCTTACGAAGAAAGATAGTTTTAAAACTATTTGGTGCTATCTTTATGATATCGGTTGCCATGTTATTCCTTTAGCGAAGTACGTTTTGTTTATGGTTAGATTAAGATATATGAATTTATGCTATAGTTCTTTATAGTAGTAAATTATATTGTCGTCTCTAGAACTATCTCTAGTCCAGTCTACCACATCCCAACCTTTTCTTCCTCCGGACTGAGCCTGATACTTATCTATTAGGTATCTATGAAAGGTGTCTTCATCCATGGGCCATTCGTTATACGGATCTATGATGTTGTTTGCAAGATATACGAGCCATGCATAGTTTGGATCGCCGTAATAATGATATGCAATATCTTCTGCGCGATCACCTTCTTCTATCGTATAAGGAAGAAACGAGTATGGATTCTCTATCGACTGTTTAAGAAAGTTTACTCTTCTTGTAATATCTCTTACAAGAACATTGTTATATCTTATCTCTGGTAGCTTTTCGAAATATTCGCCGCTCATTTATCTTCTATCCTCGACTAAGCCAGGGTTAACTGTGCTAGATCCACCGTAATCTTCTGATGTGTGAATGTCAGCTTCTACAAGTGTCATACCAATGCCGACAATTGCTGGCTTACCTCCCTTTACAACTGCCAACCCGTTCGGAGTGTAGTTTACAGTGAACCCTTGAACCATACAAGTCTTGAAGTACATATAGTATTGCTGATCAACACCTAATAAGAATATGTCAACTGTGCTAGGATAGTTTAAGAGCGCCTGTGTAAACCCAACAGCGTTTCCATAAGAAGGAAGCATATTTCTTTTAATGGCATTTGTTATATCTCTTATCACATCGGACTCTTGTGAGTCTTGTGGAGCGAGAGTCCAGTTAAATGCAAGCTGCTTTAGGTTAACTCCATCGAAATAGAGTGATGTCTTCGGATTGATGACGTTTCCTAAACCAGTATCAACAGCTCTGCCTGCATTTGATGGCAGATTTCTTCTTCCTAGAAACGCAACGTTTCTGGATATGTCACCTATGTCCGAAGACATAATAGACGCAGGATCTAATCCAGTTCCGCTCAGGGCGCCACCGAGTGCGTTTAATATATTTCCAGTACTTAGGTCGCCAGCACCAGCAAATTGTGAAGCTGCACCAGCAATGAGAGCACCGGACAGTTCAGCGTCGTATCCTTGGACACGAACGTTGTATGCATCCTCTAGATTCGCTGGCAGTGGTAATTCAATGACAGTCTTTCCGTCTGGAATCTGTCCTCTACGACTGTCTCTTCCTAAATTATCTATCTTATTTAATCCACGTTGACCTGGCGAAACATACTTATATGAATTGAACACCATCAACATTCTATGCGCGCCCTGGTTATGAATAGGGAAACGCAGGCTCTGAACTATTTTCGAACCTTTGCTACCTCTAACGGCAGCCTGAGGCGAGTTTGGTGGGGGCAACGCAAGTTTCCTTTATAAATAGGATATGAGATTGATTCTATTTATATTGAAAACGGAAAGACATGTCTTACAAAGGCCGATTTAGACCAAAACATCCAGAGAAGTATAATGGCGATCCAACTAAAATCACCTATCGTTCTCTTTGGGAGTTTAAGTTCTTTCGTCATCTAGATGATCACCCAGATGTATTATGGTGGGCTTCTGAAGAGTACATAGTTCCATACTTATCTCCTATAGATGGAAGAATGCATCGTTACTTTCCAGACGTGGTTCTAAAGAAAAAGACTGCTGAGGGTGTTACCGAGACTATTATGATAGAGATAAAACCTAAGGCTCAAACCAAGCCACCGGATATAAGAAAGAAGAATGCTACTCCATCCGGTAGAGTTTCAAGAAGGTATATTAACGAAGTGAAGACCTACGGAGTAAACGAAGCAAAATGGATTGCAGCAAAAAAGTTCTGCGCCGAAAAGGGTTGGCAGTTTCAAGTTATAACCGAAGATCACCTAGGAATTAAGTAATATGGTAGCAAAGGTTTTTGACGATCTTCTCCTAAAGGGAATTCGTTCTGGGCAGGTGCCAGCGAGAACAAAGGCCGCGCGTGATTGGTACCGAGACCAAGCAAACGGTATTGCGAAATCTGAGTTTAAAGACAAGGAACTCAAGTTCATACGTGAAATGGGAACTGATCGTTATGAGAATAGATTTCGTATCGGCCATATGTATATGTTTGTGTACGATCCAAAACATAAAGATACGCTTCCTTACTATGATAGGTTTCCTCTTATATTCCCGATAAATAGAGCAAAGGGTGGCTTTCTTGGTATTAACTTTCACTACTTGCCACTCACACAAAGAGCAAAATTAATGGATGCTTTATATAATGTTGCATCGAATGATAAGTTTGATGAAACTACTAAATTAAGGGCGTCATATAGTCTATTGAACGGTGCATCTCAATACAAGGAATTTAGACCAACCGTGAAACACTATCTAGCATCACAAGTAAGGACTAGGCTTGTGTACATAAATCCATCAGAGTGGGACGTAGCACTTTTCTTGCCAACAGAAAACTTCGTTGGCGCAAGTAAGAGTAAAGTCTGGGAAGACTCAAGAAAGATCATAAGAGGCGGGCGATAATGCCATTTAACATAAACGAATTTAAAGGCACAATGAATAAGTACGGCGGCGCTGCCCGTAAGAACTTATTTGTGGTTGAAATCGCGAATGCCCCAGTTATACGAGGTATAGCTTTACGTGATCTAACGTTCTTTTGTCAGGCGGTTCAAGCGCCCGGCATAAACGTTAGCGTTACAGATAATTATCCAAACGGCTTTGGCATTAGACAGTCCATTCCGGTTCAAATGGTTCCTACGCCAGTAAACGCAATTTTTATGCTAGATTCAGATCATCAGGTTATTAGTTTCTTTCATCAGTGGATGCAAAGCGTAGTTAACTTTGATACGACTAGGGGCGGATACTTATCAGTTAACGATCAGTTACCATACGAACTTGGGTATATAAGAGATATATCGACCAGAATAACAATTAAGAACTATAGTACTGATTCTCAAGATATTTACTATGAATACGTTTTAGAAGACGCGTTTCCTACTGAAGTATCTGGAGAAACTCTTTCTTGGTCTGACAACGACAGTTACGCAACTGCTACTGTGAATTTTGCATACTCAAGAGTTAGCGTATCAGGATTCAAAAAAGGAACATACACGCAGAGAGACACGAGAGGGACTGGATACCTTGAGTTAATAAACAGAATTGGAACGTCTGGTCAGTTAATCAACCAAGGAAGACTACCAACATCAATTCAGGATGCAGTTAACGCTCTCACAAGATTTAATACGGGATTGAATAACTTTAACAATGGGTTCTCTCAAATAAAAACTGGTTTGAACACAATTGGGAATATTTTTAAATAATAAGGAGACTATAGAATGGCACTACCTAAGATTGATCTACCGATATATGAGTTGAGACTTCCTTCTAATGACAAGATAGTTAAGTTTAGACCATTTACGGTAAAAGAAGAAAAGATACTGTTAACTGCCCAAGAAGCAAAAGATAGTACACAAATGATGAATGCGGTAAATCAGATCGTGAATAATTGCCTTATTGATTTTGATGCAGAAGATCTTGCAGTTTTTGACTTAGAATATATTCTCATTAACCTTAGATCAAAGTCCGTAGATAACGAAATAAAATTTGAGATAGAAGATCCTGATACGAAAGAAAAGATTAAGCTTTCGATGGAAATTTCAAATGTTAAAGTGATTAAAGATGAAAGACACGTTAATAGAATTAAGATAGATGATACATATACATTATTTTTAAAGTATCCTTCTATAAGCATGTTTAAAGGTATGTTAAATGAAGAAGAGATAACCACAAACTCTTCATTTGAGATTCTAATTTCTTGCATGGATAAGCTCGCGTCTGAGGACACGGTGTATAACTTTAAAGACTTTTCAAAGAAAGAAGTTGATGATTTCGTTGAGAGCCTTCACAGTGACGTAGTGAAACAGATGAAAGAATTCTTTGACACTATTCCAAAGGTTCGTCATGAAATACCATACGTAAATTCCAACGGTGACAAAAAGACATTTGTTGTAGAAGGAATTCAATCTTTTTTTATCTGATGTTGAGTCATACAAATCTCTATATGTATTACCAAAAAATATTCGGAATGGCTCAACACCACAAGTATTCAATAACAGAAATTGAAAATATGATGCCTTATGAAAGAGATCTTTATTTCGACTTGCTGGTCGAATTTGTTAAGAAACAAGAGGAAAGCAGGAACTAAAAATGGCGGACGTAAACGACCTAGCTCAATTAATGGAATCTGTAGATAACCATGTTAAAGAACAGACTGGGATATTAGAATCTATTTTGAAGCCTAGCGCTAGCAGATCTGCGTCATCTGAGGCTGGAATTTTTAAATCTATTATGGTATCTGTATATGATCAAATTGAAGCACAGACTAAGATATTGTCGTCTACGTATGATCAAATAAAACAACAGACCGGAATATTGGAAACAATGTTAAATCTGCAAGTAAGCGAAGCTGAAAAAGCAGAACAGAGAGACAAACTTGCCGCTGCTGATAGAAGTAGTAGAGAAAACCAAACTCCAGAACAGCCGACCCCCACCCCACCACCCGCCCCGCAGCCTCAATCTGATAACACTCTTGCTGGCTTGTTAGGTGGATTGGCTGCACTCTTTGGTAAAAATATTCTAGGTAAATTTGCAGCACTTGCGGTCGGGGCTGCGGCTCTTGCTCTAAGTGTTGGGGCAACGATCGGTCTAATCAAAGGGCAACTAACAGCAATAAAAACTTACTTTAAAGCATTCGCCCCGGGTTTAGTAAAGATATTCGACGATTTTAAAGTAAGCTTATCTTCTAGAATATCTTCGATAGCGGCTGGGTTTAAGTCAATAGTTGACGACTTTAAGGTTAGGGCCGGGGTTGTAAGAGTTGCAGTAGATGACGCGTTTAATAATTTCATTAAGAGTATAAAGGGTTTGTTTCCTGCCGGTTCGGCCGGTGGTTCTGGTTCAAAATTTGCAGCTTTAATATCATCCGTTGGAAAGACAATAGATATTCTTATTGAACCGTTTAGAACCGCTCTCACTACTTTAAAGGAATTGGCCGGTCCTCGTGGTGGGCCTGGAAAAATAGCTGGTATTTTTAAGTCAATAACAGGATGGTTTGGATCTCTAGGATCGCAGATTGGAAAGATAGCTGGCGTTGTGGGAAAGATATTTGCCCCGATCGCAATCATTATGACAGCGTTTGAAACGATTAAGGGTGCAATAGATGGTTACGCAGAAGGTGGTATACTCGGTGCCTTTGAGGGTGCGCTTTCTGGGTTCTTCACGTCGCTAATTGCAGCCCCGTTGGATCTGTTAAAGAACGTCGTTTCGTGGGTTGCTGGAGCTCTAGGATTTGAAAAAGCAGCGGAAGTTCTAGATTCGTTTAGCTTTACTGATATATTTAAGCAGGTTATAGGATCTATATTTGATGGAGTTTCGTCTGCATTGAGCGTAGTCACGGATCTTTTCACGTTCACAGAAGAAGACATGACTCTCTTTGGTGCCCTCGGTAAGTTGCAGGACTTCGTATTTGCACCAGTGAATATGGCAATAAACTTCGTTAAAGGACTATTCGGGTTTGACGAGTCGGAAGGCCCGCCGTTTAAGTTACAAGATTGGATAATGGAAAAGGTATACTCTATAATCGATTGGCTTGGAAGTTTATTTTCATGGGATGAAGATGAAACTTCTAGAGAACTCACTCCTAGAGAGTTAAATGCTAGAAGAAGCGGAAGAAATGTTGTTACTCCAGAATTCCAAGAAGATTTTGGATCTGGGCCACAGATGAGAACTGGGACGAGAGGGTTTGTTAACTTTGGTGAAGGAACTCGTGCAACTCTACACGGCCTAGAAGCTGTCGTTCCAAGAAATACCGATGCTGGACAAATCTTAGCAAATAACTTTGATGATAGTTGGGGACTAAAACTTTCAGCTATTGAAACTCAAGCGGCTGCTACAAAACCAATCATTATCAATGCACCAAATAACAGTCAGACAAATGTTAATTCCAGAGGCGGCACCGCTTCTACTATAATAAACTCGTTTGGTGCGAGTAGATCTGACCTAGACGCTCTTTCAAGACCGGCTGGCGCAAATTAAAAAAGGTTAGCATACCTTTTTCTAGAGATACACCCTTTACCTCGATCGTATCGGCGAGAGTAAACTTACGAGTAAAGCTTCTTGCTGCAATTCCCTTATGTAGATAAGTTGTATTAGTACTGCCGGTGTCGACTACGTTTGCGCTAATCGTAAGGACTCCGTCGTGAACTTCGATATCAAAGTCCTCTTCTTTAAATCCTGCTACAGCTAGTTCAATAACGTAGGTGTCTTCACCAGTCTTAATTAGATTGTATGGTGGATAGTTTGATGCGTTGGATCTATTGATTGTATCTATCTTATTTAAGATTGAGTCGAATCCAATAAAGAATGGATCGCTAAGTAGATCGTTTGTACTAAACTTACGTGTGTTCATTTGTTTCTCCTTTATTAAGCGAGTTTTATTCTAACCGTCATCTGACCGGTTTGCAAAAAGTGGAGACCCATTTGGCGCCTCCACTTCTATTTATATTTACTTGCCGCCTGTCTTCTTTTCAGACAGACTTCTTAAGTAAGAATGATCCGGATCTAACATGTGTTAGTCCTTCTTACTTACGAAAGAGTACATTTCTTTTGCTTTTTCCATGAGTTCATCCATGGAGTACATCTTATAATGCTCTTTCATTTCTTCGGCGGTCTTCTTGCCTTGATCCATCATCTTTTCGGCAAACTGAACGTTCATATGGTACTGCTGATCCATATACTCTTTTGCGAGCTGAAGCATTTCGGCACGGATCTCGAATGGGTTCTTAGTAGTCATTGGTTTTCTCCTGTGTGTTGTGTAATGTGGGTTATAACCCGGTTCTTTCCGTCTTACGACGGTCTTTCACTAGTCTCTGTAATATCATAGACCAGTGCTTGCTCAAGCATACCTAGAGCAATACTTTCGCCGTCATTAATAATGGCAGGCGTATCTGATATATTATGCAGAGTCACAAAAGCTTCTCCGCTGTGTGGATTAATAATTCCAGTTCCGTCAACGATAACGAGACCCTTCTTTAAGGTAACGTTAGCCGTCGACATTAATCTTAGTATATGACCTTCAGGGATGTCAAAGATCAACCCAGTTGGTATTGCAAATCTCTGAGCTGGGTATATCTGTACGCATACATTACCGCTAATAACACGTACAGGAACAAAGTTTTCTTTATTTACGCTATTGTGATACGAAACTTTAGAACCAAGATCGAAACACGCTTTAATATCAAACTGGCCTGGTCTATCAGAAGTTGGCGTTGGTATCTCTGCTCTTTTGTTTAGACGAAAAACATTCATAGTATAATTTCCTTCAATTACTTCTTTTTTCCGATATTGTATTTAGGTTCTAAGATCCATTCGTCCTTTTCTTTGTGTGATATGATCTTTATCTGACTGAGTGGTGCGACTGGGTCTTCAGACTTTGAAGGATCAACAATCTTTAATAGATCCCACTCTTCTAAAAGATTAATCACAGTGTTTCTTCTAGCTCTATCCTCGTCCGCGAATGTATTTTCTTTACCATCCAAAATGAATAGTTCTTTGAAGTGAAGAATCGCGTAGTGTCCCTGCTTATGTAGAATATGGCACGATTGATACAACTTCTTTTCCTTTTTCGAGGATATACCAATACGTGTTAACGTTTCTTTTATCTTAAGAAAGTTATCAGGATTTGGTAGCGTTATTTCTACGCCGATCCCTCGGAATAAGTCTTTCTCCATGATGAGTTCACCTTTATAGTTATTATTATTGCGATGATGCTCATAAAAGCCATCCGAGTATTTATACTTATCCGCCTTTCTGGAATTTGTCACGCAGACGCTTCAAGTCTTCTTCAGTCAGTACCTTAAGATACATCTTTGCTACCGTTCTGTTCACAGAGTAGTATTCCTGTATCATATCGAGGTCTGTATTCTTCTGTTCCTTTAGCCAAGGAGAGAACCTGTTCCTTGATCTCAGGACACCGAGATAGTAGCGATACTGAGCGTCTTTAAAAAGATGGTGACGCATGTTCATTTCGTTCGCATGAAGTATGCTATCCTCGAAGGCAGCGAACGCTCGATTTGTAATGAACGGAATGTATTGCTTCTCAGTTTGCTCAGGAAAGTCAGAACCACGAATTAGATCCTTCTTACTGTGCGACGCAGACTTTACAAAGTCAAATGGTTTTAAATCTTGAGTCATATAGCTCTTCTTTCATATCTGCAAGTTCGTCAAATGTTTTAGAGCACACGCCGCACATCTTTGCAGTATGCACTCCTTCTGCGGATGAGTATTGAAGTGTAAACGTGTTGTCTGCACTCAAGGTAACTTGACAAAAGAAACACGTCTCAGGTTTCTTTGAAAAGAACTTCATTTATAGGTTGACTCGAACATAACTTCAGTCAGGAACGCAACCAAGTTAACCTCTGGGTCTGCCACAAAGTGAGACTTATACATATAGTCAGCAAGAGTAACGATAAAGCCAGGAAGACTCTTAAGCTCAACCTTTTCAGCAGCAGCATCGTAGATAGTACGGAACATTTCGTTCGAGTCTTGATCACTGTTATCGAGACACCACTTACGCATCTCGGTGAAGTTCTTTTCCTTCAGCATAACAAAAAGTTTGTCAACAGTCTCTTGCTTGATGTCAGTAAAGATACCTTCATCAATACGTCCGGATGCAGCATACGACTGCAGTTCATTGAGAACTCTACGAAAATCTGGGAAGTACCGCTCGATGATTTTCGCTACGACAGTCTTATCGTGATCAATGTTTTCGGCTGTCAGGATGGCAAGAACACGTTTATAGAACTGAGCAGCCATCTTTGGGCGATCCGACTTTTCAATCGTAAAGTCCACTTCAGAAAGTCGAGAACGCAGAGGTTCGATAATACGGTTCTTAAAGTTACAAGTAAAGATGAAACCGCAGTTCTTGGAGTATTCTTCGATGAAGTTACGAAGAGCAGGCTGAACGTTAGCTGCATTGAGATAGTCAGCCTCGTCAAGGATGACGTATTTACGGCCACCGCTAAACGAGACTGACGAAGCAAACGTCGAGATTTCATAACGAAGAGTGTCAAGATTGACGTTAAGAGAACCGTTCTTAACGATGTAATCGCAGCCGAGCTCATTGAGCATAGCTTTTGCGATGGTTGTCTTTCCCATACCTGGACCACCTGTCAGCAGTAGGTTTGGAATGGAACTATCGGATACGAACTTCTTAAACGTATCCTTAGTCTTTTGTGGTAGGATCGTATCCTCGATTAAACGAGGACGATATTTTTCGACCCAAAGTACTTCGTCAATCTTTGCGTCAAGCGCCATTATGTATCTCCTGTGTGTCGTGTAAAGAATAAGAAGTTATTCAGCTTCTTTAGCTGGTTCTTTTGGTTCCGGCGCTTTGTTTTGTTCAACAAACGTCGCGAACTTGTCTCTAATAGATCCAACTACAGTAAGTTCAGATCCTTCAACTGCGCCTCTTTTAACGCAGATATCGATAATAGAAACAGCAGTAGCGATATCCTGTAGAGTAATGTTTACTTTTTCAGACATTATTCACCTTTCTTGTAGGTAGATCTAGTATCAACACCGACGTAATAGGATACGTCAGCACCCTTAAACATCGACACGCCCTTGGCGCAGAGAGTTACTTCGTAATCCTGCGGAAGCAACTTAAGGTTATCGGTCTTGAGAATGAGAGTGAAGGTGTCGTTAGTATCACCGATCTCTACACCGAATGCGTCTGACGATTTGTTGTTGCTGTCGATTGCTCGCAGATAGCACTTACCATCCTCGCCGATAAATGCAATCTCACCAAACTGGAAAACACCTGCCGCTTTCATTACAGACTGCAGATCTGCCCATTTCACGCTCACAGATACGTCAGCGGTTGGGATACCGATCTCTCTTTCAGGCGCAGCGACGATCATCGAGATGTCAGCGAAGACATACTTCGTTTTGAGCTTGCCTTCAGAGATGATGAAGTACTTGTCATGGAATTCAACGTCTGGGTTTTGATACAGACTCAACATGGACAGGAAGCGAGAAAGATCATAGATAACAGCTTCGGATGGAAACTGATCCTCGATGTTCGCAATCGCGATCAAATTCTTTTCTGGCGTAATCGTACGCAAAACCTTTCCAGGTTTCATGACGATTGATTTGTTGATGGTGGAAAAGCTCTTAAGGATAGTAAGAGTGCGTTCAGAAAATTTCATAGTATATCTCTCCTTGATCATTATTCATTAGTATATGTATATCACATGGTTTTGCATTTGTCAACAACATTAAGGTCTAAATGCTTTCTTCTTCTTTTCTTTGTAAGTCTTTTCATTCGATTCTCTACTGGCTGTCGGATTTGCTCCAATTGAAGCAATCGCTCCCATGGATCCCTTGAAGATATAAGAACCGACGTGCTGTAGTTCCATCCAAGGACACATGTGTAGTTTAATTCCGATAGCTCGAGCTTTCTGACAGAAGAAGTAATCTTCTGATAGATAACGCTTTGATACTGGATCTATCTCGCAATCAAAGAATGCAGTGATCTCACGAGAACCATCAAAGTTTTTCGTGCGAACGTGGTCTGGAATGTATCTAAGTTCAGGATACGCATCCCTATACTTTTCCAATACCTCACGAGGAATAAGCATGAAACCGGTACCACCCTCGCTTACTTCGACTGGTCGGTCGATACGAAACGACGTATGCCCTTTTGCTGGATTAAAGACATAGTCAGCAGTATAGAAGTCAAGATCGAGCGGGTTCTCAGCCTTACCCATCTCGACAGCTTTCTTTACCTTTTCCCAAGCAATCGTCTTCTTAGGATATGGCCCAGTCATAATGTCATACTCATCCGGCTGTAGAGTCTGAATTCCTAGAAGGGATAGAACATCGTTAGGACGGAAGCCAATATCAGAGTCAATAAACATTAGATGAGTACAATCGGAGCGAAGAAACTCGTCTGCAACGTAGTTTCTTGCTCTCTGAACCAAGCTCTCGTTAAACAGGTAGTAGAATTTAAGACTGATGTCATACTTTGCGCAGAGAGTGGCTAGGTCGTTGGTCGACTTACAGTACATACCTGCGCATTGTCCACCATACATTGGAGTTCCAATGAAGATAGAATATTTTCTGAGGTGCTCAGCAGTGACTTGTAGTTGCATCATTTACTCCTTATAATAGGTCAAGATCGTTTTCAGCACGATGTATTTGTTGAAAACGAAGTACGTCAGCAAGAATATCCCACGCGCTGTCGTGTTTTTTAAATGATTTATTCCACTTCTCTTCATTGAGCATTGGTGTAAATCCATTCGTAGTCGAGAAGTTCATCTTTGCATCGATGTAGGTTCGCGTGTCACGAACTTTCCAATACTTAAGGTACTCTTCAAGATGAAGGCGCTTGCCTTCGGCATCAAACAAACGAGATAGAATGATTGGATCGAAAGTATTAGAACGACTCCACCAATAGTCAATCTTTGGCGACTTAATTAGGAACTCGTGAAACTGTTGAATAAATTCTTTAACCGTTAGATCCGTCTTCTTTGGCGCAATGTTAGCGCGAACATCTGCATCTTGTTCTTCCCAGAACTGCAGAGTGCTCTTGTCAATTTCCCAACTATAGTTCTTTACTTGATCCACTACGGACAGCTTAAACTTTCTAGTCTCAGTGATGCTGTTTAGAGAGTACGGATTACTCGTAAACTTTTCGAAATTGAATACCATCACTGAGCAGTCGATTACAGCACACTTGGTCGCATCCTTTCCCATGGTCTCAAAGTCGATTATAAGATGGTTAGTCATACAAAAAATTCCTCTAGAGTTGCTTTCTGCGATCCTGTTCCGAGAGGATCGTATTCATTCTTTTCGTAGTGATTGTTCTGACGTAGATAGTTTGTGCCGGACATAGGCAACTCGCCACGAACGAACTTTGCGATCTCAGAATGAATATCACGCGAAGTTGGTACAGGAACGTTTTGCGCAATATGGTTCATTTTAGCAAGACCGCCGACGAGTTCGAAGTCGTGAGGGAAGCCCATCATATGCAGAGCTTCACGAACCGTAAGGGAACGGTCGTGAATTGGATGTATCGTATCAGCAAGGTTACGGCCGATAACAGCATTCATGCATTCATCGAATACATGAGTCGAGCTATCCCAGATGCCTTTATTATCTGCGAACTTTTTAATGGCGTGTTCCGATACTTTGATACCACGAGCGTGGCCGACCTCGTGCATCCACTTGTTTGCTTCGTCG